GGACCTACTGGATCGACCGGACCTACCGCCGGACCTACTGGATCGACCGGACCTACCGCCGGACCTACTGGATCGACCGGACCTACCGCCGGACCTACTGGATCGACCGGACCTACCGCCGGACCTACTGGATCGACCGGACCTACCGCCGGACCGGCGGGAGATGATGACGACGATGATGACGATGATGAAATAACAAAGAGAGCAAAGGATTTGCAGGTCGATCTGGACAAAGCCAAAAATGACGGAATGCCAGTACCTCTTCATTCATCCCTATCGAAAAGGCTGGAGGAGATATTGAATGGTAAGGTTCTTGGGGTTGGCGATTCGGCGACCCTTGGGTCGGTTGACTACAAGAAAGAACTAGACGATATAGAAAGGATAATATCAAGAACGAATTCCCCCGACACAACGAGCGCGGAAGATGACGAAAGAAAAAGATTAAAGGATGAAGAGGACGAAAGAATAAGAAAACAGAGATTAAAGGATGAAGAGGACGAAAGGAAGGCAGACGATTCTGCCGAGGAAGAAAACAAAAACGTACACACTACTGGGTTTGTCGAAGACTCCGATGGAGAGAAGCTTGGCGGAAACAATGAATATCCGTACAACATAATCGACAATATAGAATTCGGAAAAGGAAGCCCTAGAATGAGAACGAACGGCAAGGGTTTCGACAAGATATCCGATGAATTTCATGACAAAATGACACAAGAAGATTTCGACAAGCTGCCAAACCACACGCAAAAGCATTTCTTGGACACAGATAAGGATATAAGGAAAAAGTACAAGGAAATTCAATCCGAAGTGTCTCTTGACAAGGATTACTTGAGAAGCGATGAAGGCAAGAAAAAAACAGATGAGATAAAAAAACTGCTGGCTCACTACAGGAAACTCGTAAAGAGAATGACCGAGAAATACGAGGATGATGGCGGAACCGATGATTTCTCCGAATGGACAAGTTCCCTGCAATCGATGACATTCGGAGAGAAGATATCATACATCAAGAAAATGATCAGAGGTCAATCATGCCATTGAAAAGCCAGGCTCAATGGAAGGCTTGTTTCGCAAGCAAGGGCTTCGGCGGCAGAGTCGACTGCGGCGAATGGGCTAAGATATCCAAGGGATACAAAGACCTTCCCAAGAAGATAAAGAAGAAGAAAAATAAAAAGAAATCCAAGGGCATCATTTCCTTCAAGGAATGGATCGAGAAAAAAGACCAGACAGCCTAGTTGTCCCTTCCGGTTATCTTCGGGGGAAGCTTGAACGGCGGAAGCTCGTAGAACCTGAAAACCTGCTCCTGGCTCAGGCTTCCTCCGTTGGACTTCCCGCTGTGCTTTCCGTTTTCCCCACCTTCGTTCGACCCATCACCTCCAGATCCCTTTTCGCCGATGAGGGTCTTGCCTTTCATCAGCTCCTGCATCGCTTTGGCTGACTTCTCGTGCAAATCCTCAGAGTAAGGAAGCCTGTAAGCCCTCGGCTCGGTTTCGTTCTTCTTGGACGAGAACGGTCTGAGCAGGAGGAGGCTCACCTTGCGAATGATTTCGTTGTTTTCGTCTATCTCCGTAGCCCAGAAGAATATGTTGCCTTGGTCACGGGCGTTGGACTTCGATGGTTCGGAAACCAATATCCAATGAATTATGGACTTTTTAGGCATCGGGCTGTCCGTGCACCAACCGCTCAAGTCGCTCAGCGAATGCCACATCAGGAAGCTGAAATAAAGGCATATCGATATGAAAGCCAACTTGATGTGCCAAGACCCCTTGGCGTACAGGATGAGCCAAAGACCCATAGAGCAAAGAACGAGAAACGTGAGTGGTATGCCAACTGCGTTTAGATCCATGTGACCTCAAGGTATTTCTGGTGGTATTACTGGTATGCTGGCTGGCTGACCCTGCTTTTCCTTCCTTCCAAGGAGTTTCTTCTCTATCTGAGATACTCCGGATATGTCGCCTTTGGAGTTGACCTTGAACCTGAAGCATGTCTTCTCGTCACCGTTCTTGAGCAGCGTGACCTTCCTCTGCACCACGACGGAATAGTTGGGGCTGATCTTCTCGAGCTGGACTACGACCTCCGTCGGCTTGTCGTGGTTGAAGTTATAGGCATGGACATTGACGCAATATTCGCCTTGGACCGTGCCCCTCAACGTGATTATCTCCCTGTTCTCCGAATACGTTATTTTCCCGAATTTGGTCTCGACCGTGTCGTTCTTGTGTCCAAGGTCGTCCCTGTCCAGATGCATGAGACCATCTTCCCTCCTTCCGAAGAAGACAATGTTTCCCTCGGGATCCTCGACATAGGCGTCGACGTCATTGTCCAGATCTTTCGACCACGTGAACGTTATGAGGTACGCAGCCTTCACGTCCGGTGTTTTCTTGTTCTGGTTCATTAGGGCGAAAGCCAGCACGAAAAGGCAGGCGAAAGCCAAAAGCATGTTGAAAAGGAGGTCGAGGAAAGAGGTGTTGCAGCTGTAGTTTTTTCTTATTCTCATTGATCTCGTTCTTGTTTGTCGTTTTCTATCGAGTCGAGCTTAAGCGACACGATGAAGAACTGGAGCTTCAGCGCGCTCCCGCATACAAGACCCACTATGGTCGTGTACAAAGCCGTAGCCATGCTTGATCCTAGCTGCGACAAGAGAGCTTGCACGGTCTGGATGTTCTGTATGTCGAGGGTGTTGAATCCGTTCAGCATCATTATGAACCCAACTATAGTTCCTATCATACCTAGGGTGAGACAAAGTTCGCTGACAAACCAGCCGACCTCGGTTTTCCCGACGAGCTCGTTCATCTTCTTCTGGTTGGACGATTTTGTGTTTTTGCACATCTCGTAGCTTATCCCGCCACAGTAGATGCTGCAAACCATGAATATGGCATAGGTGGCATAGCTGATGAAGCTGCTGTCCTTTACCCATATCTCTTTTGCGAATCCGGTGTAGTAGGTGAAGAGAGACATGACGCATATCACGGTGAATATCAACCACCACTGCAAGAAAAGTAGGTATTTCATGATTTTCCTTTGCTGTCAGCCAATGCCGAAAGTTCATCAATATTTATGAGTGTTTCGTCATTTGTTTTAGCTTTTTCCTGATCGATTTTCTTGTTTTTCATCTGTTCGATGATCGACTTGTGCTCCGGCTTGTCGTCGTACAGGACCTGCTCCTCGATTATGCCTGCCACCATGCCCATCATGTAGTAGTTCTTGCAGCCCGTTATTGTGTGGGTCATCAATACGCCGTCCTCGTCGATCTCGTCTATCGATCCGGTGAAGAAGTCGGCGAACTGGCTTTCTGTGAAATCGTTCCTCGAAAGCTGCGTCATGATGACGGTGCAGATCTTGCCCACGAACCGTTCCTGCATCTTTTTTATGGTTGATTGTTTCATGAACTAAAATAGTTACCCCAGGCATAAATAAGGTTGGAGGCGATGAATGGCAGTCTACAAACCAACGAACATAAGCAAAAAATCACTGTTAGCCCTGTTGTATTCCGAAATAGACCAGAAGAACGTAAGGGTCGCGTCCACCGGCGAGATAATCAGCAACCCAAAAGTCCAAAACGACCTCCTGAAGGGAATCAAGAACGGCACTTACGAATACGTAGAGCTTATGTTCCCAAAAAGCGCGCTCGAGAGAACAGACAACTGGGATATAGACGGTATCGACCTAGACCAAAAGACAGCGCTCGTGACCATTTCCACGCCATCGACAAAAATCCACATTTCCTGCGAACTCAACATCATCGACAAAAAGGAATAGCCTACAAATAACCTATCGCGTCGCCAGCCATTCCATTCGGAGCCTGAAAATCGACCGGCTTCTTCCTGGTCTGTATCCACCTGTTTACGACAGCCGGTCCAGCGTCGACATACATCTCGTTCCAGTCGTTGAATTGCTCTGGAGGTCTGACGAACACGAGCTTGTCGTTGGCGTCAAGACGCTTGCTGAGCGATAGCATGTTGAGCATTTTCATCGTGCCCTGCGTCCCAGCCTTGTCCCTGTCCAGACAAACCACGACCCTGTAGTCCGACAAGGATATGGCTTGTTTCTCGCTCATGTTCTTGCCGCCGCAGGCTGCAGCCCGGAGATCAGATAGATGCAGGCTCTTGGCGTTGAACTCACCCTCGCACAAGTGAAGCACGCTTCCACGGCTCGGCCACCCGGAAGCCATGTAGATGACATCTTCCTTCCCGACGCCGCACTCCTTCGGCGGTCCGAGATACCTTAGCCTAGCCTTAGGGTTCATGTGGCGGGAATTCCAATATATAACCTCTCCGTCCCTGCCGTAGTAAGGTATCACTATCCTTGACTTGTAGGGCGCCTCCATGCAGACGTAATACCCGTCTATGGGTATCTTCCTGTTCAGGAGGTAATCCTCCGACTTCCTGCGATACCAGTTGTTGGTTCCAAGTTCGGATATGAGAACGCATCCTGACGGGAGCGGTATTTTCGAAGCCACCGGAACATGTTCGATCTGGTCGGTCTCTTCTTGCTTGTTCAGAAATTCGTCTAGCCTTTTTTCCAGTTGTGAGATAGTATCGTATCCGAGAAGAGTCGACATCGCGTCGTCTTTGGAGCATTTGTCAACAAGGCAAACCAGACCAAGCAAGCTTCCCTTCTTGTCGGTCTTGAAGCAATGGTATACGCCGAAATCCCTCCCTTTCTTGCCACCGGAAGGGGAACACCAGAGGTGATGGTTGTCATCGCTACCTGCGAAAATGCTGTTCAGACGGATTTCATCACCCTTTATGATGACGTCATCGAATCTGGACTCAGCCCATTCCCTGAATTTTTCGAAATTTATCGTCATGACGAATCTCACACGCTTAAAATTAAGCCAAGGACAAAAAAATGAACATTGAACACATATCGGTTTCGAGGAAACAGTGCTTTGATTCTTGCCAGGCGCAATACAAGTACCGCTACCATTTAAAGATTTTATCACAAGAGCCAACCGCTGACCACTTCACTTACGGAAAAATGGTCCACAAGGTTGCCGAGCATTACGTCATGGAGAAAGGGAAGAGGAACATCGAGGACATAGCTTCTGACCTGATCAACGGGAAGATAATGCTTGAGGGGAACAGTACTTGCCCCCCATTGCCACCCGCCTACAAGAACAAGTTCCCGGCTCACCTGAAAAACCTCAAGACGATAACTGACAGGATAGGTTACGATGGACACCTCGAGTGGGAATTCAACCATGACTTGGATATGCCCAACGGCAAGATGATCAAGGGATTCATAGACCGCCTCATAATCCGAGGCGAAAAGTTCTACATCCTCGACTACAAGACGACAAAAAAAGGAATATGGAGAAAGAACAAGGGGAACATAGGAAAGGATCTCCAGCTCCGTTGCTACGGGAGGATCGTGCAGAAGCACTTCGGGGCAAAGCCAGAAAACATCAAGGCTGCTCTTTTCTATCTGGAGGGAGCCGAACTGGTGGCGACCGGATTCACCCAGGAATCGCTCGACTCGGCGCAAGCTGAGCTGACCGAGACCTATGACAGGATAAAAACGGCAAATCCAGATTTGGTCATGGGTACGACCGGCACCCATTGCAGGTTCTGCGACTACAGGAAAACTTGTCCGTTCTACAAATCCAAGTTCGACATGAACCTTGACTACCTTTAATTGGGAAGCAAGATGTAGTCCTCGTCATATGTCTTCTGCCTTTCGCTTTTGTCGACGATCTTTATCTTTTTGGCTAGGACGCCATTGGGCTTTATGTTCAAGAGAAAACCATACCCGTTGTTGCTCCACACTTCATGTATTGACTCTATGGGCGTGAAGTATCCCTCGCCAACACCCTTGTATATGGATGTAGCCCAGCACGTGGCTACATACATGTTGTCGTTCATCAAACCGCCGCCAGACCTTCCCGGTCTAGGGCTGTTCCTTATGGTCGTCAGGCTTTCTCCGATAATGCCGACCACCTCGACCTCGTAGTGAGCCACCTCGTCGCCTCCATCGCAGCCAAGGCTGTGCAATATGTTTCCCTTTATGTACTTGTAATTCTTCGGGGCTATGGGGAAGTAATCCGGCACCCAGTCCGGCTGGAAGGTCACAAGGCTTGTGTCGTGACCAGAAACATTGCTGTAGAAAATGACCTTGGCATTATAGGTTTTCGGTTCCGCGAGCTTCTCGCTGTTGTGGTACCACGTTATTATCTTGCACGTCATTTGCCTCTTGAGGCATTCCGAGGCGCTCATGGTTCCCTCCCACAGGTGTCCGCAGGAAGCCACGTAAGCCATGTTTTTAACGCGGTCGTAATACACTATGGTTCCCGATCCCGAGCCATCAGAAACGGCTATCTTGACAGATGGAGCTAGCCACCTCCTGAACTCCGCCCCGCGCTGCTCGACGGGGGCTGCCCCGTAGAAGCCTGTTTTCGGCTTGACCAACGGCATTCTGTCGATTATTTTTGGATCTATATCCTGAGCATGGACGAAATTCGTCGCGAATAAACCGAAGAAAAATAAGGCTATGCTAAATGACAATTTATTCATGACATCGTTCCTCTATTAGTTCGTTACAACTATATAGGCTAAAATATGCTAACTCTCAATGTGTCTCACCATATCTTTTTGACCAAAGAACAAAGGTATGAAATCGGCTTGAACAGGAACGAGGTCGAGGTAGTCGGCGTCTCCGTTCCAATATGGCTTCATGCCGGCAGGACAAACGAGCCGGGCAAGGAGGTGTTCTGCAAATACAGGATAAAGATAACGAGGGAAGCCATATCCGTGCAAATCCACGAGGAAGGATATATCATAAACCTGCCGGAATACCTGCAGGACGTGGAGGATTCGGTAGGTCTGATGCTACTGGACAGCGAGGATGGAGGAAGGGAGTCAGTCAGCTACAAGGAAATGAGCGTCATGAACGAAAACGGAGACAAGTACACGATGGTCAATGTCGTGGAGATATCCGACTACAACAACCTGATTGACTCCATATTCTAGGGGCAGTCGCGCAACGAAAGTGTCATTCTCAAGTTAAGGACGTCGCCCGGGCTCAAAGTCGCCGGAGCCGACAAAGCAACGCTGGACACCAAGAACCCGGAATCATCGCTCTCGGTAGTCAGGAAAAGGTTGCGCACCGGACCGTACGAACCAGTCGCGTTGAAGGAAACTATGTTCGAAACAGCCTTGTGGAGACCAGCCCCGGTCGATATGGACCATCCCCCGCCAACGGAAGACGACTTGAGCGTCTGCCTTGAGTATCCGCTAGCCACAGGCTCGTCGACGATGTCGATCATGGCGTCCGAATAGGACACCGAAACCCTTGAGTCGAGACCGAGGTAATAGTATTCCGGGGGGAATGTCCCGTCGTTGTGGAACAAGGACTGCAATATGAAATTTTCCCCTTCCGAATGAAGTATGTTGTACAAGCCTCCGTCGCTCCAGATGATTTCGCCGCCACGCACGTGGCTGATTTCGGTGATCTTCATTATCCCATTCCATTTTTCGCGCATCTGCCCCCCTGCTAGTCTATAAGTGTCTGTGGTTCAAGGTTTTCTTCCTGACTGTTTGGTCGAGACATCTTCTTGATTTTCTCGCTCTCCATCTCTATGAGCTTGTCTATGCTCGCCACCGCCCTCGCCGCGTCCTTTGGATGCATCAGGTTTCCGTTGCTCAGCACCCAATTGTTGTCATGCCCCTCATGTGGCTTCGCTTTCTTCAGTTCCCTTTGCTCCTTCTCCTCGATTTTCGAAAGGGCTATCTTCAAATAGAAATTGAGCTCGGACATGTCATGCTTGCCGGAAGTCTCTGACAAAGCCAACTGTATGCAGCCTTTAACCTTTTTAAAGTCCAGCTTCATCGTCTTCGACCTCCATCTTTATCTGTCTTAAGTCCTGGGTGTGCTCTTTGATCCTGTAGTTCCCGTTGCGGACAAGAACCTGGTTTTCCCTGACCTTTATCGACCACACGTCGAATCCGGGCTCGCTTTCGGGCTTGCTCGCGGTCAACTCGTAATCAAATCTGGTGAAGTTCTGTTTCATGTAAGTCTTTCTGACCATTTCCGAAACGACATCCCTATTCCTCGAGTTCTCCCTGAAATAGAGGGTTATCCACCTTCCGCCCCCGAAAGAAAGGCACTCGTGGATCATCGCGTGGTCGCTGTTAGCCGCCTGATCCGAGGTCTTCTTCTCGAACGTGAACGAAGTGCCATTTTCCGAAAAACCGCACCTTATCTCGTTCTCGTTTATTCTGACGAAAGCCTCGCTCTTCCCGAACATGCCGACAACCAGCTTTGATCCCATGTATGAATCCAACTTGATGTTTCCTTTTATGATCGACTTTACCTGCTCGACCATGTCTCTGGCTTCTGACATTTTCATTTCGACCACATTGTTGATGTCGACCATGGAGACATCCTCGTTGATGAAGTACATGGACCTGAGGTTCGTTATGACATCCTCGAGCCTGTTTTTGTTCGGGACTTTACGCCTTGAAGACCAGGCGATGAATTTCCTGTACTCCCCGGAGAAATTGTCGTTTTCCGGAGAATTCAGGTGTATGACGAGCCTGTTGGCGTTCGGGTACCCGATGGACTCGAGGTCCTCGAGTATCTTCCTGCTGTCCAACGACGCCCAGTAAAGTTCTCGCCTGTTTTTCTTGTCCATCAATCCGTCACGCAAATTCGATTCGTAATCGGAAAGATCGACCTTTATGTCGACATCCTTTGCCTTTCTATCGATGTATTCCGCCAATGACATTTTCACCATCCGAACTCCCTTAGAAGACCTTCGTATTTCCTTCTGAACTGAAACGATTCCGAATCCACCACGTCATCCTCGAAAAGCTTTGTGGACGATATCTCCAGGATGTCCTCTGGCTTCCCCTCCATGAGTTCCCTCTTTATCTCCTCATAGACGTCATTGCTTATCTTGCTCAAATTGGAAATGTCAACCTGGGCGCCTATGGGTATGTCCCTTGACATCGAATCCCGAACGAGAAGAGCCAGGCACATCGACATGATCGCGTCATCGTGCTTTCCCTTCTGAGCCTGCGCCTTTTTCGTGGTGACATTGTACTCGAATGTCCCCAGTTCGTTGGAGAACCGCGCGCTGTTGACCCTCATCGAGTTCGTCATAAGCTTGTTCTGAAGACTTTCCAAGAACAACGGTCTGTTGACCTGACCGATCTTGACCCCAGCCTTGTTGATCTTTGTCGAGTCGAAATACAAGTTGTCATAATAGAGCTGGTTTTGCAGAGAATTCAAAACGGCAACCCCCGGACCCATGTTCTCGACAACAACCAGCGCGTTGTTGTAGAAGATCCCGACCTCCTTGACTATCTGGGAGAAGACGTGAGGCGGAACGGTGTTGGAGTAGAACTCGCCAACCTGCTCTAGTGTCACGAAATCCAAGACCTGGAAGCAGCTGTTGTCGTTGTTCTCCCCCTGACCCTCGGCGCAGTCGACGCCCATTATGTACTCCCTGCCCACGACCGGCTCCTTCCAGACCCACAAAGCCCCCCTGTTCGATTCGGACTCTATGTTGGCTACGTAGCCCATGGTGTTAGCCCATTTGGCGAAAAGCTTCCTGATGGGGAAGTTGTTTATGGTCTGCTCGGTCAGCTCGCGGACTATCTTCGACGAGAAATAAGTCTCGCCCGTACCAAGGAACTCGCGAAGAACTTCCTGGAGGAAACCCTTGTCGCCAAGCTGCGACTTCTGCTCGGCAGCCCATTTCGGATCGTTGTAGTCCGGGTGTTCCCAGTAGTCAAGATCTATGATGTTGAAAAGGTTGCGTTTCTCCCTGGCTTCGATATAGGTCTGGTGGTACCAATTGCCTATGCCGTTGACCGTACTGACCAAGGCGCAACTACCACCGGTCGACAGAACTGGCCACATGGCTTTCCAGTGCTTTTCCATGTCATCTATAAACGCCACTTCGTCGATGATGAGGAAGGTCACGGACTTACCGCGGGCAGCCTGCGGACTATAGAACTTGACCGAACTCCCGGTGTCAGTGAACATCTTCAAGTGATCGTTCCATTTGCCGTCCTTCTTCGGAGACAGCCAAAGCGGAAGATTCGAGACAGCCCTGTCCACCATCATCCCTATATCCGTGGCTTCCCTGTCGGTTTTCGAGAGAAGCATGATCTGCTGGTCAGTCTGGAACATGCATTTCCACATGCCCAAAAGCAGGGTGACCGTGGTAAGACCGCCTTGCCTAAACTTGGATATAATGTTAAAACGGTGTTTCTCGTATTTCTCGACAACGTCGTGCTGGTACTTGAACAGTATGAAAGGTATGAGACCCTTGGTCGGATGGAGAATCTTGATGTACTTGTGACAGAAATAATCGAAACTATGGCAACACTTGATGATCTCTAGCTGCCTTCTGTTCGCGTCATAGCCCTCGACATGATCGAAACTCTCATCTGGGTCTATTTCCAGCTGGTACTTGTCGAAGAAGAAGTACTTCTGGTCATATTCACCGGCGTAGTAGTCCTTGAGACTCTTGTATTTGGTCCGCCATATTGAATCAGACAATTTTTTGAGATACGGTGGTAATGACATCGAATTAAGTGAATTTCCTCGCGCTTAAAACTAACTTAAAATATATAGGACGCTTAATTTTTATTTGGGAGAAGCAGTTGAAAATCATGAAGAAATTACAGCTGGTAATCGTCGCTCTGTGGATCATGACGATCGCGGTGTATATATCGAAAACCACACGAATTCCAGACCCGGAACGCAATTCCGAAATGGAAAGACCCGGAAAGAGGCTGGACACCTTAGAGGAAGCCCTTGGCAAGATAACTTCGGATTCATCCAAATCGACGGTCTTCTACCTCTCCTCCCAAGAACTCGAGGGGAGAATGTCCGGCAAAAAGGGGAACGAAGCCGCCGCCGAATTCATCAAGGGGAATCTGGAAAAGCTCGGATACCAGACAAGATACCAGAAATTCAACATAGAGAGGATGAACCCCGGTCCGAAAAAGGAAACGGGCGAGAACTTCACGAGCAACGTCTGCGCCTGGTCGACGGGATCCGACGACGACCTAAGGAAAGAGGTGGTCGTGGTGGGAGCCCACTTCGACCACATAGGTTATGGTCCGAGGATGAGCATGCAGCCAGGGAAGGCTAGGGTTCATCCCGGCGCAGACGACAACGCCTCCGGCACAGCCGCGCTGCTGGAGATAGCCAAGGCTCTGTCCAACGTGGAGAAGAAAAGGACATTGCTGTTCATAGCTTTCTCGGCAGAGGAGATGGGTCTTCTCGGAAGCAGGCACTATGTCGAAAACCCGTTGCTGCCAGAGAACGAACCTAATATAGCCAACCATGTGTTCATGCTGAACATGGACATGGTCGGGCACCTGAAAAACGCGAAGAGACCGACGTCTTACTCTGATGTTTCCATAGACATCAACAGGCACATAGGCGAGCTTGGCGAAAAATACCCTTTCGCCAAGCTCATAACCTCAAGGACGAGCGGCGGCAGCGACCATGCAAGCTTCTACAACAAGAGAGTACCGGTGGCTTTCCTCCACACCGGAGGTCACGAGTACTACCACACGCCCCAGGATACCCCGGAAAGCCTAAACTATGAAGGGTTGGAGAAAGTATCGAAATACGCGGCGGAACTCACGTTGCGCGTCTGCAACGACCGAAAGAAGCCAGCTTTCAACCACAACAACTTCAAGAAGATGTCAAGCGACCACGACCACGGCATAACCAAATTCCAACAAGGAGAAGAAAAATGACCATAGAAGAACTCATAGAGAAGCTGAAAAAAGACTTGCGCAACGAGTGGACACACATGACCTTCTACCTGCAGAGCGCCTCGCTCGTCCAGGGACTGCACGCCAAGGAGTACAAGGAGTTTCTTCTGGAGGAGGCATCCAAGGAAATGGGTCACGTGTCGGAGTTCTCCGACATGCTCGTCGGTCTCGGATCCGACATAACGAATTCTCCGAACCAAGAAAAGCTGCCTTTCCTGCACAACCCGAAGGACATACTGGAACACGCCCTAGCCCTCGAGGAGGAGGTTGTTTCCAACTACTGCCAAAGAATGCACGAGGCGGAATCGCTGGGTTCGGTCGATGGCGACTGGGTGCACATATTCCTTGAGAAGCAAATCGAAGACAGCCGAAAGGACGTCGACGAGCTCAAGCAGATAATCCGAGGAATAAGGGCTGGACACTGATGAACTCCCTGAAAATGGTTGAATCCATCGAAAACATTAAACATTTCGGTAAATTCTCCGTAAAACTGGAATGCGGACATAAATACATTTTCGACCACAACATGACGAAAATGGTAAGTTTGCCCAAGCGCCTTCCATGCAAGATTTGCTTCGGCCAGCATAAATAACTTTGATCGTTCTTCACAAAAAGAGGTAAAATGGCATTCTTTCAAAACGTCTTCTCCCAGGAATATCAAGGGTATCTTAATACAGGAAACGACAGGCAGTACAGCCTTACCTTTAAGATCGCGGCAAACCAGAACATGCAGGACTACACGTTCGCGTGGATCCCACACCCTTACGACCTTTCTTCCGAAAGCGTTCTGACCATAAATTACGCGTGGGATGTCGACTACAAGAATTGGTCATCCATATCCATAGATGTGGCTGGGGAAGACCCATCGGCGACCACGGCTTACGAGGTCGTCACGGCTCTCAACTCAAATGCTACTTTCGCCAGCATGTATGTCGCAAAAGTCGTGACCAACAAGACCGACAAGCATGTCCTCATAATTTCCAAAACCGGTCGAGCCAAGCAGATCATCAAGATGTATATTTCGAACGGGGGAGCGGAGACCGTCATCAAATTCAACAAGAAAGCCAATGTAGCCGAACTTCCAAGCTACTTCGAGAGAGACACGATAGCGAACCGTTTCAATTACGAGCCGGCGAACAACCATCTCATCAAGCTCGATCCGGAAGATGAAGTAGACGCGGCAATCATCACGGCAGCAGGATTAAATCCAACCAGCCCGAAGGAAGATTGGGAATTGTTGCGTGGTCGCGCTTCTGGCATATATACATTCAAGAAACAAACTATAGATGGGTCCGGAAGAGTTGTCGAGATAATCGAATATCCAGCAGGCGCATTGGTTGGCGATCTAGCCAGAAAGACCATCTATACTTTCACCAGTACAAATACCGAACCTGACGAAATATTCCAGATACCACATGTTCTTGTAGGTGATGATCTGATCACTCCAAGCTAATGTGTCATTGTTTTTCATTGGTATATTTCAAACCAGAAAGGCGTAGATTGAAGTCTCCGATAGACCAGTTTTCCGCTGATCGCCTGTCCGTCAATTGCGTGCGTGTTTCTTTTTTTTTCAGAGATTTGACTACTTCAATGTGATATGAGGGGAAATTGTGCGTTTCCCCCCAATCGACTTTTGACTCGTTACATTGCAAACAACAAATACCCCAAACCAGCGGTAAGAACGACGATGATTCCAACAAGCACGTTGTTTACGGTCTTGTTGCTTTTCTCCTCGCCGTCAACCTTTTCCTCTATCTGGTCAGCTAGACCGAGGCTGTTGATCTTGTGGCACTCATTCACTCTGGACGAAGCAAGCGCGTCACGCACCACCTCGAACACGTCATCTTTCGTAAGCGATTTCTTGCAAGCGGTCTTGCAGTGCGACTGGGCTCCGACATTGGCGACACCAATGTGCTCCACGACCTGCATCTTCACCTGTGGCTCGGAAGCCTCGACCTTGACTTCCACAACATTGCCGTGGGCGTCGATGGTCTCTATTTTACGCTCGCAGATGACCGGCTTGGTCTTCTCTGTGATCCTCTGCTTAAGCTTCAGAGGTCTTTCGTCCTCCATGTGCAACTCCACGATCTTTTCGCTCGTGAGTTCGCTCTGGTTTACATTTTCGACAATACGCTTCTCGGCTTTCCTGCCGTCTTCTAATGTCCATTTTTCTACGTGATCGCTCATGTTACCCCTTAGATGTAAAAATATGACTTACCTTATTTATGCCACCAGCGTCAATTTTGATGCCGTATTTTCACTTCAGACACACTGGCGTCCTTGTTGCCGAGCAGACCGCTCTTTTCCAGAGCCATCACCTCAGCCTCAGCCTCATCCTTGGCGCATATTCCCGGAACGGTCAGGTATTCCACACCCAGACCTTTGTCATACCTTATGATAGCCTTGAAAGGTTTTTTTTCATAGGAAATAATAACCTTAGCCTCGGCAAACGCGTCGTCCAAATCGTCGAAATCCCTCGTATTGCCAATCACGGCAAGGTCTTGAGACTTAACCCTGCACAGCCTGAAATTGTCACCGAATTTGCAAATAAAAACGCCTTCTTCCTCCATCGATCAAACCCCCCATTTGTCCTTGAGCCTTTTCAGGATCTCGTTCTTCTTGGCGTCCGACCTCTTCACGAGATCCTGCCTCACCGATTTCTTCTTTGACTTGTCGTTTTTCAAGACCCTGGAATAGATCGCCTCGATCTTCACTTCCCACAACTCGTTCGGCACAAAGCATTCTAGGTCGCCAGCCACCTCCTTGTAAACCATATTCCCCTCGAACGTCACCTTTATCTCCGCGTTGGCGAGATTCAGGTTCACGATGAGATCGTCTCCGTTCTTGTAGCCGTCGTAGTTGTACCCGAGATGGTGTATCACCTCATCCTCGTCCATGGTCGGTATTTCCTCCTCCTCACCCCATTCGTAGAAATCATCTATGAAAGTCTGGTGGAAAGCGCCGGAACCCTGCTGCACGACGTCGAATCCGAACTTGCGGGCTATCTGGGCGAATTTGCCCTCATAGCCCATATACCCCTTTTTCATGGCTTCTATCGTTCGCTGCTCTTGTACTATTTTTTCTGTATTCATGAGTTTGGTGACAAATTAGTGTTTTATGGAATCCCATCAAATATATATATCGACGGTCTCAAGTTTCGAAAACCATTTTACATCAAGGAGGTCTATATGTTTAATTGGATAAAGAAATTGTTCGCCTTCAACAAAAAAAACAAGAAAACAAACAACAAGAAGATCATGGCTGCGGTCGCCGAAAAAGACGCCAATGCAGACTTGGACTCACTGGTTTTAAAACCTGTCGCCAAGATACAATACCTGCTGAACGATCCGACCACTTCCGACCAGATAATCAGCATGGTTCCCCCGACCCCGAGCACTCTCAAGATGAACATAAACGGGTACAAGGGCGGCGGCTTCGGAATCGAAACACTCCAGGGTCAGGCTGCCGGATGCTACGTGACCATAACGAACACCGCCAAGTTCCTCATATCGAAAATCAAGACCAAAACAACCTTCGGGAAATGGGCTGCCGTAAGCATACTGAACGTCAACCCGAGGGCTGGCAAGGATTTCAACGCCTACTATGACAGGTCAAGCCTCAAGTTCTTCTACGAAATGAATAAGGTAACGAAGAAGATGGTCTACACCTGCCAGTCGGCGGATGTGGTCGCCCACGAGTTCGGTCACGCCTTCCTTGACATAATAAGACCGGACCTCTGGAGCGCCCAGCACTACGAGGCTTGGGCTTTCCACGAATCGTTCGGCGACATAGTGGCAATATTGAACATCATGCAGTACGACCAAGTGCTCCAGAAGGCTTTGAGGGACACGGGAAACGACATGTCGAAGTCCAACATCGTGTCGAGGCTGGCTGAGGAACTTGGGAAAGCCATAGGTGACGTCACTGGCGACACATCCTATTCGCTGTCACTGAGAGACGCAGCTAACAATTTCAATTGGGTCGACCCGAAGACGCTTCCTGACAACGCCCCCAACGCGTCTCTCTCGAACGAGTGCCATAGCTTCAGCAGGGTTTGGACCGGGGCTTGGTACGAATGCATGGTGGAGATGTACAAGAAGAACGTGGCTGACAGAATGGCGCCTCTGGAAGCTCTCAAGCTAGCCAGGGACACCGCCGCGACATACATACTGCACGCAGCCCAATACGCCAACACGATCAAGTTCTTCGAGTCTCTTGCCAGCCAGATGATAAATTACGACATGAAGAAAAACGGATCAAAATACCTATCCGTACTCAATTCCGTTTTCTCCAAGAGGAACATCATCAAGCCGGTCATCAAGATTCTCGGGGAGGAAAGCTACAAGTCGATCATGAAAAAGAGCAAGAGCATGAGCGTGACCGAAGAGCAAATTGACGGCGGATTCGTCTGCAAGGTCAAGAGCAAGAAGATCGCGAAGAAAAAGAACAACATCTTCTCCCTCTCGAACAAAAAAGACGAGTTCAGCGTGGATCTGCCAGACAACAGCCTGTACCTGTTCGACAGCGAAAAGAATCTGGTCCACTCCATCGAAACATCGGACGATGATGTCGACGAGATGACCAAGTTCTGCGTTTCCATGCTGGAGAGGAAAGGTCATATAGGCAGCGAAGACTCGAAAATGTTCGAGATCAAGAATCGAAAACTGGTCAGGAAGAAAATAGCTGGGTGCAAATGCATGCAGAACAACGCATGTGACCCAAACGCCCCAGAATACGGTAAGGCGTGGAAAGGGGAAAACAATGCCGGATGCGGTAGCAAGGGAGTAACCGTTGACTGCGAATGCAAGGGTCAGGAACAGCCGGCGCCGGTAAAGTCGGGATGCTTCATCACGACGAACGCTTGCGACTCGATTTCCAAAACCGTTTGCTCGACAGTATCAAGAAGGGTTTGCTAGTTTCACTGGCATCCCTTCCTTGTCGTAGTTTATGATCTCAATGTTGGAATCAACCTTTTGGAAGAAAAGCTCCGAATAGGGCTTGTTCCCGAAAGTGTTGATTCTGACACTGAGGCATGTCGTGTCCCTCCCTACTTTCGTTATCACAACCGAAAAGCTGTCGTGACCGACCCCTTGTATGGAATATCCTCCTCTTGACTTCTGGTCTTTCGTGATCTTGATATTGAGGTCAAAAAACGACTTTCTGACAGACCTTTTGATCACCTCTTGGTCTATGTCGTAATACTTGTTCGCCTTGCCATCTTTGTAAATTATGATGCCCGTAATTATAGGGCTGGCAAAAGGCACGAACGCGCATCCTGTAAAAAAAGAAAAAATCAAAAAAATCAGTATTTTTTTCATGGGTATCTCCTTATATTATGTATCAAAGGTAACCATAAAAGGATGTGACTCATGAATATCTTCGATTTGTTCGCAAATATAGAAATGGAATCTTTCTCTGAAATAAAACCAAAGATGTACGAATGGGATTCATCCATAAACTCCAAAGACGATGACGATGATGACGATGACGATGATTGGGATGATGATGACGATGATGACGATGATGACGATGATGACGATGATGATGATGACGAATATGACGATGATGATGACGACGATGACGATGACGATGATGATGATGATGATGATGATGATGATGATGATGACGAATATGACGATGACGACGATGATGATGACGACGATGACGATGACTGGGAAAATGAAGACGATGATTGGGATGATGAAGACGACGATGAAGACGATGATTAACTTCAATGTGAATTGATTTTAGAAAGAAGATAATTGATCTTCCTCAAACAAAGATAAAAACGGCGCTTCATGCGCCGTTTTTCATTTTCAAGCCATAAGCAAGAATATTATCGAAACCGCAAATGTTGTGCGGATATAGAACTATATAATTGCAAACAGTTCAAGGAGGAACATGAAACCCAAAAATGCGTTTCTGCAATTTTCCATGTCTTGTGCCTTGCTGTCTGCATTCCTCTGTCTTTTTTCCTATGGGATAAAAGTCCAAGAGGCGACCTATCCAAGCAAAAATTCCGACCGCGCGAATCCAGTCGCCCTTTTCGAGGGCGAAGCCGACGACGACCTGTCTGGGGTCATGGTTCCGATACCAATGAAAGACAGGGTTTTCAACAAAACCGGCATTCAATGCGTGTGGGCTTCCCTTGAGTGCATCGGTCGTTACGCCGAGGAAAAGAAATTGATCGGGCTGACGAGAGACAAGGAATGCCAAAGCTACAGCAGCCCAACCGGGGCATCAAGAAAGCTAAACCAGCTCAACGTGAGATTCGAGCAGACCACAAGCAAAAGAGACAAGAGCCTGATCTATAAGGCTGTGGTCGAAGAGAAGAGGGGAGTGCTTTTCGGAATACCGGGGCACGCCATGGTGATGGTTCACTACGACGAGAATAACGGCATCATGAAGTACGTGAACAACAGCGACGCCGACCTTAAGATAAGAACATGGAAAATCGAGGACTTTGAACAAAGATGGGATGGTTGGGTGTGCGCCATATATGCCGACAACGACATAATACGACTGAAGTTCATGGCTTCCAAGATAACGGTTGTGGACAAGAACGACCTGGAATTCGTCGCCCCGAAAGGATACATCCTATTTCCCCAATGACATTCATTTCCCGCAGTTGCAGTTTTTCTTTCGTGACATGATCCTTTTTCTCTTGTTGCCTGGCGTTGGAGGAAGATCCTTTCCTCCAACGGAGAAGGTGTTGAACGCCCCCGGGCTTTCCCCTCCAATCTCGTCCGGAACCATGTCATGGGAGTCGGGACCGATGTCGGATATGCCAACCCTGGCAGCGCCGCCGTTCTCGTCTCTCCTTTTTAGCCATTCGCTGTATTTCATAGTACTATTTAACGCTCGAACATTCGATATTGCTCACGAAATAGAGATATTTCTCGTAAGCCTCGGAAAGCGAGTCGTACTCGCCCATCTGAAGCTGGTTTTTCATCTTTTCCTCGTCGACCCAATTTATTCTCGGTATGGAGTCCTTCAGGTTGAGCTGCCTCTGTATGAGGTCTAGACCCTTGCCGTCCCGAAGGTTGGCGTGCGTGAGAAACGTGGACCCTGGAGTCCTCTTAGCCAGCTCGCATATCCTCCTGATCCTGTACAGGTAATATCTCTTGGCGTGATCCCTGCTGTAGGCTCCGGATCCTATCAAGTAGTCGATTGAAGCCTCTGGCTCGCGGACAACATACACGAAATTGCAGCACGAGAGGATCGACCTGTCCGAAATCTGGTAGTTGTAGAGCAGGTGGTCCATGTATATTCTGGAGTTGTTCATCAACTTGTGCTTGTTTCCGGTAAGAGACATGAGCCTGATGCTGCTCGAGTAAACATTGTTGGAGAAGAATCCCTGTATCTTGGGATGCGCGTTGAGGGATTCATAGAGCGAACCGCTTCCCGAACCAAGATGGCTGACCAAAAACAAAACTTTTTTCATTTGTAACCCAAAAAAGTCAAAAAAATAGATATCTATTGAACTTATACTAAGTTAAATAGAGGAACACTATGACACTTTGGTCAGATTTTTTTAAGCTATTTACATATGCCAACGAGAAAGATCCGCTAACAAAGACGAAAGACGCTTCCAAATTCTCGGGAGCGGGCATATCTCAGGCTGACGCACTCCAGACCGGCGGCGAGCTTGTCGCTGGACAGGGTCCGAGCAATTACGTAAATCTGCGCCAGACCTACGACATGATCGACACCACGACCCTTGGTAACCGATCCATGCGGTACAAGGAGTACGAGAGGCTTCGGAACCTGCCGGAGATAGAGATGGCGATGACCGTTTTCGCCGACGAGGCTTGCGTCGCCGGAGACACCAAGATAGCGACGCCGTTCGGATTCCAGACCATAGAGTCGCTTGTCAGGGACAAGGCGGACGAGAGGTTCCTTGTCTACTGCTATGACTTCGAGAAAAGCGACTACACCCTTGGATGGGCTTACGCGCCAAGGCTGGTAAGGAAAGCCAAGACCGTCAATATAGTACTGGACAACGGCAAGACAATAACAGCCACGCACGACCACAGGATACTGAAAAGGAACGGCGAGTGGACGACATGCGGCGAACTCAGGTTCGGCGACGAGCTAATGCCTTTCTACAGGATACCCGCGAACCAGAACCACAACGACCTCAAATCCAACCTCTTCCCGAGACTGTACAGCTTCGAGAAGGGATGGGTGCACGAGCGGCAGTTCATCGACGACTGGAAAAACGGGAAGACAAGCCCGGAATACGAGAAGGTCAACAGGGCTGCGAGGCTGATATGCGGCGACATCTCGGTGAGGCAGATAGCCAAGATCATGGACCGCGACTGGAACACGGTCGAGAACTGGATGCACAAGAACGGCTTCACCCTCAAGGAACTGCGGCACCTGGCGAAAAACAAGACCGTGCGGAAGGTCGTCGGCGTGTCGGACGGACCGGAGACGGAAGTCTACGACATATCCGTGGAGAAACACAAGTGCTTCGCCACCGACTCGGTGATACTGCACAACTGCCAGAAGAACGATGACGGGAACGTACTCAAGATAGACTGCAAGAACGACGATATCCGCAAGGAGCTCGAGTTCCTGCTCCTGAACCGCAAGATGCTCAACATAAACAGGTACGCCTATGTCTACTTCAAGGACCTGATAGTGCACGGCGACAAGTTCTTCGAGGTCGTGATAAACCCGGATAACCCGTCCGAGGGCATATACAAGATTGTTCCCCTGCCGGTCGACACCATGTACAGGATCGAGACCATCAAGGGAAGGCTCGTGGAGTTCCAGCAATCCAAGGAAGGTCCGGACTACCAGTCGATAGCCCGTGGCGACGTGTCGCAGATGAGCGACGCCGAACTGGCTCAGTCCACAGCCATACGGTTCGCCCCCACCCAGGTTCTCCATATAAGGATAGGAGACGACAGGAAGAACTTCTACCCGTACGGTCAGTCCCTCATAGAGCCGGCTAGGGGTCCAGCCCACCAACTGAGGCTGATGGAGGACGCCATGGTCGTATACAGATTGGTAAGGGCTCCCGAGCGAAGGGTGTTCTACATAGATGTCGGTCAGCTTCCGCCGTTCAAGGCTGAGGCTTTCATAGAGAGGCTCAAGGACCAGTTCCGCAAGAGGAAGACCGCGAACAACCGAGGCTCGGTCGGAGCAAACATGGTCGAGGAGCGTTGGCAGCCACCGGCGCAGGACGAGGACTTCTGGATCCCCACGAGACCGAACGCGAACAGCAGGATCGAGACCCTTCCCGGAGCGCAGAACCTCGGCGAGATAGACGACGCCCTCTATTTCAGGAACAAGCTGTTCATAGCCCTGAACTTCCCGAAGAACTACTTCTCCAGCGAGGACGTCAACGCCACGAGGATAACGCTTTCGGCTCAGGACGTGAAATTCGCCAGGATGATCGAGAGGTTGCAGTCGAACTTCGAGGACGCCATGATAGACCTGTGCGAGAGGCATCTCGAACTGCGCGGCTATCCGCAGGAGATGTACCATGACCTGAAGGTCAAGATGACGCCTCCGTCAGACTGGAGGGAACTGTCAAGGGCTGAGGTGAGGACCGCGAGGTTCACGAACGCCGGCGCGCTCAAGAGCGGCATCCTGATGTCCGACTACGACATATACACGAAGATACTCATGTATTCCGACGAGGACACCTCGATGATGCTCAGCAGGCTCAAGCTCCAGAAACTGGAGGACCTGAAGATACAGATCATGTCGCAGAACCCGCAGCTCCTCGGGGTCGGTGTTCCAAACCAGCAGTCGCCGGACACGGAAGTCGGAGCCGAAGCCGGCGGTCCGACGCCGGAACTCGCAGCCGGGGGAGCACCACCGGAAGGCGTACCTCCAGAAGGAGCCCCGGAAGGAGCACCGCCAGGAGCACCGCCGGAGGATACGGACGAGAAGTCCAAGCCGGGAGACTCGGCTTCGGAAGTACCGATACCGTCCGAGGACGACATCAAGAAGTACAACATGGAGATCAAGGACTACAGGACGGACATGGACTACGAGGACAAGGACACCAGCTACTTGAGCTGATGCATATGAGGTATTGAAAATGATGACGGAAAACCAGTTGGCTCAATTGAGCTTCAAGAACAAAAGCCTGCAGGCTATATCGAAGAACGCCGGATGCTACCACTGCGTGAAGTCGTTCTCCGCCTCGGACATAAAGGAGTACACGGACTCCGGGGAGACCGCGCTGTGTCCGCTGTGCAAGGTTGACGCCGTGGCTTTCGACTGCACCGGTTACGACCTTGGCGAGGCTAGCCTAGCCAAGGCGAACAGGTACTGGTTCGGCAAGACGAAGTGACTACATTCCCTCTGGAGGAGCTCCAGCCGAAGCATCTTCGCCTTCGGAAGACTTGTTCGCCATGGCGGTTTTAAGTTTGGCAATCATAGGTCTTAATTCCGTTTCCGTTTCCGAAGCCGAGTCTATGATGTTGACGATCTTGTTCAGGATGGATGGGTTCTCGGCGACGGCTTGCTCAAGCGCGTTGAAGAACTTGTTCATGACGCCCTTCTGCATTGTAGTGAGACCTTCTCCCTGATCCTTGCCGAATTGCTGGTCTGACATACCCATGTCTTCCATGAATTGAAAAAACGTTTTCATTTTTACCTCTGTAATATATTTGAAACTATGCTCTATATAGTAAGCACGACTTTTTTTTTGCCATCATGACGCGTTGTGGGCATGGCTGTTTTCGGAGCCATTCCACATTTTGTTATTTTAACAAGAAAATATTTGGGATAGTGCAATATATAACTCAATGAAACGGCATATGTAAATAGTGCTGGATAAATCAAGTAACCTAAAGCACAGGGAGTTGATCAGACATGAAAAGAAAACTTATAAGCTTCGAAGCGTTCAGGAAACTGGAAGAGAATTCACTTACCAGGGCGGAAAAAGAACTAATACAAGCCGAAGACGTACTCGGCAAGGCTCTCGGAATCGACGTTGAGCTTCACTGCTTCAACGAGAGCGAAGCCACATACAAGACCGCGGATGACAACTTCATCCACGCAGTCTACAAGATAGAGAACGACCACGTACTGTTCGAGAACATGCAGGAACTCGTCATCGACGAGGAATCCAGCAAGAAAAGCGCCCGCCAAGCCATTTCGGAAATGGTCGACGCAATCATAGACAGCAAGGAAGCGGTAGCCGACGAGAAATTCGACGAGTATTTCTCCATGCCCAACGTCCGCAAGGAACTCAACGAGGGCAAGAGACTGATCTTCAAGCTTTCCAAGCCAAAAGGACGCTCCCCGCTCAAAAACAAAGTACAAACATCAAAAACAATAGCCGCCAGAAAGTTAGGCATGAAGAAAGCCAGACGACTGAGGACTGGAAGCCAGAAAAAAGCTCGCGCGCTGCTTCTCGCGAAGGCGCACAAGGCGCTCGGCAAGCAAAGCAAGGGCTCGCGCAAGAGGGTATACATCCGGACGGCAGCCGCCATGAAGGAATGGTCCAACCTGTGCGAGAACGTGTACGGGTACATAGAATTCAAGAACTTCGGTCACGTGGTCAAGGAATCAACGATCGTGCCGGACTCCAACGGAAACATCATTGGAATCGCCATTCCAACCATGAAGAAGAGGAACGAGGGCAAGATACTTTCCCTCGGATACAAGACACCAGACACCGAACTCAAGATCCTGCGCGGCACCGCCAAGAAGATCAACGAGGACCAGTCCTTCGTGAGGGCGATAGCGGAACTCAAGAGATACAACAACGTGTCCGACAACTCGGCTCTGGAGGAAACCCTGGAAAACGTAGTCAGCAAGTGGCCGTCCGTGCTGTGCCTGACGCAAGGGGAACTCACTTCCACCGTGGCTGAGGCTCTCGAGATAGCGAACGTGAGAAACTATGACGACAGCACCTGCCAGTTCATAGCGGAAGCCATCCTCCGAACGGCGCACAGCGCCTACACCGACAGGGTGAGGAAGATCGGCAACATGGCTGGATCAAGGACCGACATAACAGCGGAATGCAAGACATGCAAGGACTCCTACGCCGAGTTCCAGAAGGTAGCCTTCGGCTTCTTCTCGAAGCTCGACGAGAACGACAACATAGACATGAAGGTCTTCTCGGACCTCTACAAGGCTCTCCACGAGATCCACAAGAGCGCATCCGTGGCGAAAGACGAGGTCACGAGAGTCGAGACCGCAAGCCTCATGTCCGATTGCGAATCAGTGCTGAACAGGGCTTCCCAGCCATCGCTGGAACTAGCCGAGGCGATTTCCGACTACATCTCCGATATCCTCGAGGGCAACCTCGACAACTCCGGCGAATGGTCGGACTCCGAAGTACACACGTCCGTGGGCGGCGAACACCCTAGAACCAGCTGGAACGCGAAGCAGACCGACGCGGTGCCAAGCAAGTTCAACGGCAACGACGAATACGGCGTCAACAGGGCTCCGGTGAGCGACGGCAAAGACTTCGGCGGCGAGGAGGAGATGATGCACCAGGCATTCTCCAACATCGGCGGCGAGGACGTGTGGCCGTCCCTCAGCAACCCATACATACCAAGCCCGCTCGAATTCACGATGAAGGGCGAAAAGGGAGCGGACAAGGACAACGACGACCTGGGCACCAACCAGTCGGACGACACTTGGCCGAACCTCTCGAACCCGATGCACCCTAAGAGAGAAACACCCTCTGAAGTAAAATAAGGAGAATCATGAGCGATAGCAACATGTTACTTGTAGACTCCTGCAACAACGGCGGATTTTTCCTGAACCTAAGCGAGTCGACCGACAAGGGTCTCGTCAAGTTCAAGGGCAAGTTCCAGGAAGCCGAAGCCGTGAACAAGAACAAGAGGATGTACCCATACTCTGTGCTTGACGAGAACGTGAAGAAGCTGATACCGATAGTGAAGGCTAGGGGTCTGGTCGGGGAACTAGACCACCCGACCGACTCCATCATCCACTTCGAACACGCCTCCCACGTCATCACGAAACTGTGGTGGGACGGGAACAACCTTATGGGCGAGGGAGAGATCCTGAACACTCCATACGGGAAAATACTCAAGGCTCTCATCAACGACGGCGTCCGGGTCGGAATATCCAGCCGCGGCGTCGGGAACGGGAAAGTGGACGAGAACGGCATCCTTGTCATCGGCGAGAGCTACAAGCTCCTCACCTTCGACGCCGTAGCCGACCCAAGCACCAACGCAGCCTTCCAGGAGAAGGTCGTCAGTTCAGGGGGAAGCAAGAGGGAGAGTTACGTTCCATCGAATAATTGTGTGGAATCTTCTGCTAAAAACGAAAGCAGGAGCATACATAGAGTTAGCAAAGAAGCGTTAATTGCTTGCTTGGGTGGAATAATCGAGGATCAAACAAAGAACATTAAGTCGAGAATTGTTTGATTATTTCTTATAACGAAAAACTAGCAAAAGTGAGGTTAGGCTAATGGAAAAGATAATGGAAGCAATCAAGAAACTTTTACCAGAATCCGACGTGAAGGAAGTATCCTCTGCCATCGGCGAGATGCTCGAACAGGCTAAAACCAATCTCGAGAAAGAATACAACGAGAAGCTGGAAGAAGCCTACACCGAACTTTCTGGTGAGTTGAAGGGTGCGGAAAAAACAGCGGAGAAAGGCTACGAAGAGGCTTACGCCATCATCGCGGACCTTCGCAACAGACTTGAGGTTCAGGGAGAGGAATACAAGCAAGCCCTCGAAGAGGGTTATGAGGAAGCCTACCAGATGCTCAAGACCGAAAGATCAAAGAACAACGGTATCGAAGTGGAACTCTACGAGGAATACGACAAGAAGCTACTCGAGATGAAGGAATACATCGTCGACAAGGTCGACCAGTTCCTCCAAGTCAAGGGTCATGAGATCTACGAGCAGGCTCGCAAGGACATCCTCAGCGACCCACGCCTCGCGGAACACAAGGTCGTACTCGACAGAATCGTCGACATCACCAGCAACTACATGTCCGACGACGACATGAACAACGTCTCCTCAGCCAAGCTCGAGGAAGTCAACAAGAATCTTGATGAACTCAAGGGTCAGCTCCGAATCATGGAAGCGAGAAACATACGTTTGTCGACCGAGAACACCAAGCTAAACGAAAACATGCGCCATGCTACAAATTTGGTTACAGAGCATAGAAAGGCTAATGTATCGAGCAGGAAGTCTGAAGTAATCACAGAACAGAAAGAAAGATCAGAAAAGGCACAGAACGTAACGGGGAGAGGACAAAAGATAGTTGAGAGGGAAGTTGTCATTGCGGAAAATGCCAGCTCCTCCAACAGTGACTTAGACCAAATTTTGGTTCTTTCTGGTGTTAAGAAAGCCCAATAGAGCCTGTATCTAACCTAAAGGAAAAAAAATGAACGCAAACTCAAGATTTTTGAATGAAGCTAAGGAGTTAGAAACTCGCTGGGGCAAGACTGGTCTCCTCGAAGGTATCGAAGACCGCTATGTTCGCGCCGCCACCGCAGTTCTACTCGAAAACCAACGCCTTGTGAACGAAGTGTCAACCGACACCGCCGACATCGCACAATTCAAACGAATCTCCATACCATTGGTTCGTAGGATTTACCCGCAATTGATCGCAAACAAGATCGTATCCGTCCAGCCATTGCTCGGACCAACCGGTCTCGTTTACTATCTCCGATTCCGTTATTCATCCAACAAGGGTGCGACCCGAGGCGCCGACAACAATGGCGGCTTCCCAGGCGATGACGCGAATTCCCTCATGCAGAAGGCTGACGGTACCGCCAACCTAGACATCTTCTACTCCCACCAGTTCGTCCAGAACGAGAGAAGTAGCATTGATGCCGGCGCGGACACAACCTCAGTGTTCAGCCCATTGGAACACACCCCTATCCTAGCTGGAACCGTGACCGGAACCATCTACAAGGGCGCAACCGCGGTACAGACATTCAGCGTGAGCAGCGGCGGCGCGTTCAGCTTCACCCCGATCGGCAGCCCAACCGATTTCGTGCAGGCTGGATCAGTCGACGTGACTTCAGGCGAGATCACCTTGACCTGGAACAACGCTCCTGGCACCAACAACCTTGTTCTGAGCTACGAGGCAAACCTCGAGTGCTCGCAAGACCTCCCAGAAATCAATCTAGTCATTGAATCTGAGGACATCACTGCCAAAACCCGAAAGTTGAAAGCAGTCTGGTCTTATGAAGCCCAACAGGACCTTCGCAGCCAACACAACCTGGACGCCGAAGCTGAATTGACAGCTGTATTGGCACAGGAAATCAACCTCGAGATCGACCGAGAAGTACTCACCGATCTTCGACAGAACGCCGGTACCGTCACAGCTTGGGACTTCAACACCAGCTTGGGTGATACCATCAAGGAAAAATACGAATCACTGTACGTGAAGATCGTCGAAATCTCATCCGTTATCCATCGTAAGACTCTGCGCGGCGGCGCCAACTTCATCGTGACCTCACCTGAAGTCGCTTCGATCTTCGAAACCGCTACCGCAGGCTTTGCCCCAGCTCCTAGCGAGACATTCACAAGCTCCCTCGGCATCCAGTATGTCGGGACCGTGAACAATCGTTGGAGACTGTACAAAGACCCATTGTTCCCAAGCAACCAGTTGCTCATGGGTTACAAGGGCGATTCCTACCTTGACTCCGGATACTTCTACTGTCCTTACGTGCCATTGACCCAGACTCCAGTCGTTCTCGATCCAGAGAGCTTCTGCCCGAGAAAAGGTATTTTGACTCGCTACGGGAAGAAACTTCTACGTGAGGGCGCCAAATTCTACGCCCGCATGTCAATCGCAAATTTCGTGATTTAGTCATAAAATTGCAAACAACATAATAAAAGCCCCAAATTTATTTGGGGCTTTTATTTTTTACCACAATAAACCCATTGAATCAAAAGACGATTAACGTTACCATATATAGAACAAAACCTTTTCAAGGGCAGAATATATATGGAAGATATTGTTTTAATCATTTTGGATGAGATCAAACACGAAAAGAATTGGCTGGTAGACTATCTCAAGGAAAAAAGACAGACCTGCCATCGAACATTCGTCTTCTTTCCGCATGAGTGGTCTAAAAAAAAAGAACAAATAAACAGCCATTTGAAGTCCTACAGAAGTTCGGCGACAACATACTTTGCCAGAAAGTGTACGGTGAAGCAAATAGACAAAAAGATCATGCGTGTGTTTTGCGACGCTTACCACATACAAGGATCCAACACACTTGCCGTAGTATGCTTCGGAATATTTCATAAGGATGAATTGTTAGGAGTTCTTTCTCTTGGCAGGCATCATCGAAACAAAGATGAGACTATACTCGACAGAATGTGTTTCAAATCAGACATCCGTGTGGTTGGTGGATCCAGCAAGATGTTCGCCTCGGCTGTTGCGTGGGCTGAAGAAAATCTTGTAGAAAGAATAACCAGCTACAGCGATAACAGATATAGTCTTGGAACGGTATACGAAAAGCTCAAATTCAAACTAGAAAGAGAACTTCCTCCAGACTACTTCTATGTTCACAAAGACGACATCAACAAGGTTCACAGTAAACAAAGCCAAAAGAAAGACAATGTGAACTGTCCGAGCCACATGACAGAGAAACAGTGGGCTTCAGAAAGAGGATTGCTTCAGGTTTTTGACGCCGGAAAGAAAAGATGGGCATATGAATTGAAATCCAGATCGAAAATAAAACTGATAAGCAGAAGAAAGGGATACTACAAAACAGTCAAATCCATTCCCAATGTGATTTACTACCAGTCAAGTTACGAATTGAGAGCAGCCACGTTGTTAGACAATGACGACAATGTCGACTACTACAAAACCCAAGTCAGATTCAATGTCGATGGGAGAGAAAGAATACTTGACTTCATGGTGACATACATCGGCGGACAAAGATGCATAATAGAGGTAAAGCCGACCAGAAGGCTCCATGAGTTCAGAGAGCAAATAGAAGACAACAGAGTGATGGCAAAAAAGAACAATTGTGATTTTTTAATCTGGACTGAATTTGAACTTGGCTTCAAATCGGAATATTTTGCAACAAAGTGGGCTGACGAATACATTGGCAGCCTTCAGTCGATTGATTTCGTTCAAGAAAGAAAAGAAAACAATCTATCCAAAGCTAAAAAATATTATCACAAAAACATAGCCAACGACAAGGTGACCGTGTTCTGCTCCTTCTGCCAGATGGACCACGCCCCGCTTCGGCTCACGCACGACAAGAACATCGCGAGGAACGGTCGCTACATATGCGAGCGAGAGGGCGGTCACATGGCGGGAAGCAGACCGAAGCCGCACCTGCAGAAGGACAACCCGCACCTCGCCGACGGGAAGAAGGAGTGCCTGAAATGCAAGTTCATACTTGACCTGGCGGAGTTCGGCGTTGACAAGGGAAGACGCGACGGATTCTCCAGCAGGTGCAAGAAATGCAGGGCTGCCTCGGCTACATCGAAATACCAATCCAAAACCAGAAAAGAAAATGAGGACAACAATATATAGGAAAGGAAACAACAACAGGAGACACGATGGATTTCAAGAAATGGATGGTGAAGCTCGAGCAGCTGGGATCCCCGGCTCCACAGACGGCGCAGGCGCAGCCGATGACCGCATATGCCCCCCAGGTGAACCCAGCCACCATCGGCACGGAACTGATGGACGAGAGAGCTATAGACGCCGTCTACGACAAGGCTAAATACTCCGTCAGGCTCGCCCAGATGTACGACAGGACCAAGAGCGACAAGGACAAGCTACTCCTCAACATAAGCACGATAGCGACCCTGGACCAGGGCGTGTACGGTCTCTACAACTCGGCTGAGAACAAGAAGGTCATAGACCAGTCGACCCTGGGGAGGCTGAGGATGGTCTTCGGCGACGACGTCGTGTCCAACCACAAGCTCGACTCCCTTCCCATGAGCGTAGTGAGGCAGGTGATAAAGCAGCGAGCCCCGGACCTGGACGTCAGGAAGATAAAGGTGGCGAACCCGATACACGTCAACGTGAGGCAGCACCTGGCGAAGCATGGCGACACACTGGAAGCCGTCCTCGAGCTGGCTTCGACCATAATCCACGAGGCTAGGCACGACTGGGAGAGGCAGAACTACGGGAAGACCGACGAGTCCGGTCCGAAGATGGAGGAGGGAAAGTTCATGAGCTGGTGGAACAAGAACAGGGATTCCATAACGCGCCAGATGCCGCCGCAGTTCGCCGCTCTCAAGAGTTCGAGTTCCATGCTGGCTACTCCCGGGATGCCTGTGGCGGCACCCGGATTGGCTCAGCCGACCTAAGTCAGTTTGCGCTTTTCTTCTCCTGGACTTCCTTGTTCAGAACCTTCACGTACAGCACATAGACGAACACGCTGGTTATCACGAACTCCAGCGAAGTTCCGACGATCTTTCCTACCTCGAACTCCATGTTGTCGACGGGTACGAAAACGAGGCTTCTCCAGTTCCCGCCGGTCTCGTTGACCAGGTAGTTTATGAACGGCATGAGGAGCGACTCGGATATGGACGAGACGAGCCTCTGCGCGGTGTTCGCGAACAGTAGGGTCAGAGCCATCGCCATGAAGTTTCCGGAGAACGCGAATTTGGCGTAGGAGTCGAACTCCCGCTTCACGTGTTCCTTGCTGATGAAATTTTTTTCTTCCATGTCAATATCCGAGACAGAGTACATATATACATAAAATAGTGTCGATGACAAAGTATGGAGGTGAAATGAGAAAAATGATTTTTGTTGTTTTCGCGTCAACCCTGCTTGCCGTCGGTTGCGGCAGGCTCAGGGAAGGGTCGGTCGACAGGGAGTACAGTGGATTCCCAAGAACCGCGTCCAAGGAAAAGACCGGTATGTTCTTCAACACGAGCCTGTGCGTGACGACCGACGAGGTCCTCAAAATCAAGCCGTGCGCCATGACCACGAAGGTCAGCGAGAGCTTCTACAGGGGATACCAGGACAGCATCTACGGAAGGAAGGTGAAGCTGTTCGGCAAGGACACCGAATACCAGTCGGGCTACGAGCTTGGCGAGGACGACAAGAAAAGCAAGTCCTCGGCGAGGAAGATAGAGGTATCGAGATGACGGGATTCGCGGAATGGCTTGAGATGAGCGAGGGGAAGGACGCCTGCTACCACAAGGTCAAGTCGAGATACAAGAAATGGCCGAGCGCTTACGCGTCCGGCGCGCTGGTGAAGTGCAGGAAGGTAGGCGCCGGGAATTGGGGCGAGTCGGATTCGGTGTCGGAAGGCACGTTCGGTCTCGAGAACGAGCGCGGTCTCCGCGGCTGGTTCGACAGGAACAGGGGAAAGGGCTGGATAGACTGCAAGGCGAGCAAGAAGGGAAAGCTTGTCCCGTGCGGGAGGGAAAAGGCTGGCAAGGGCTCGGAAAGGGCTTACCCGGCTTGCAGACCGACATTGGGCGCGTGCACGAAGGTCGGGGTGAAAAGGAAGAAAGGAAAGAAAAATATCTCTTGGAAAAAGGAAAAATAAAATGTTTGACAAAAAAAACCCGAACTACAAGCTTTACCTCGCCGGGGTCATCAGCGAGAGCCAGTACATGGACCTGTGTGAACTCGGGCAAGTCGATCCGTTCAGTAAAGCCATGAACCCGACAACAAAAGCACTCGAGACGCAGCCTCCAGGCGTCATCACCGGGGATGATCCTGAGGTAGACGAGAAAAAAGAACAATTGCGCTTAGGAGCTGCAAAAACCGGCTACGACATGTTCCTCAAGAATCTGCGTGATATGTCAGCCAAAAGTTCAATCGCACTCCTTAATGATTTTCTGCCACAATTCCTTTCGCACACGAAAGTACAAGACGGAACAATCAAAACAATGATGTTAACAGCCTTGACGCAAAGAAAATAACTATAACCACAACAGGAAAACTACGATGCTGAACAAGAATAGCGACAGTTACAAGCTCTACCTTGCTGGGATCATAACGGAGAACCAGTACTACGACATCATGGACCCGAAGCCCAAGGTGGAGGTTTCCGACGACGGCAACGACATGCTGAAGCGCAACCTGAAGGACATAAAGGAATACGCCGAACTCATCCTGTCTATGATGGACGAGCATGACCAGCTGGAAGAATGGATGGAGAACAAGATATCGGTATGCAGATCAAACATATCCGACGTGGCGCACGCGTTCAAGCACGACAAGGAGGAGGATGCCGAGGACGCGGCTTCATCGTGCGGAGGCGGAGGCGGTAGCGTGAGGGTCATCTCGATGGAGTCCACCGAGCATGGCGAAGGCGAAGACAAGTGGGACAGGGAGGGGCGACTGATGGACGCAGCCAACTCCGTGATGTCCAAGGTTGGCGAGAGGATCGACAGCGGCGAGTTCGAGCATCCCGAGTGGACCGATTCGGGAAGCCTGCCGGAGTTCCTGCGCCATCACGGCGAGGGAGACCCGGAAGGCATGAAGAGCCACCTCGAGGACATAGCCGGGGAAATCCCTTCCGACCTCGGCAAGGAACTTCTGGAGAAGATCAGGGACATCTGACTCATATCTCCCTGTTGAACTCGAGATAGACCTTCTGCTTGATCTTGCCGGAGACGAATACCTTTTTGGCGTTGTTGTTGTAGACCACCATTCCGTCCACCTTTCCCTCGATGCCCTCGTGGACTTCGCATATGATCTTGAGGATCGAGCTCTTGTCCCTGCATATCTCGCTGTCCCACGCCACGTCGTTCTTGCCGCATTTCGTGGTCACGATGACGGACTGGATGGTAGCCTGCGGCTCTGGCATCTTCCTTGTCTTCTTGTAGATGTACAGGATGAACACCTTGGAGACGTTGAGCCTGTCAAGAAGTTCCCAAACCTTTTCGATATTGTCGATCATGTTATCACCCCCGCAAGTATCTATTGAAACGGAATGGTTTCCTGGTTACAATCGCGGGATGTCGATGGAATTTTTGTGACTTTAAAGGATGAAGCCATGACGGAAAACGAAGCGATCAACCGAAAAACCAGGAAATGCGATATCCACGGGAATTTCTCGGGATGGGGATGCAGGTCGTGCGAGAGGGATCTGGTGAGGCGGATCAGGGAGGAATACGAGAGGAAGCTGAGCGAGAAGGAGAGGGCTGATATCGAAGCCATATGGCGGACGGCGCTTTGACGCTATTTACCCAGCAGGTCTTCCAGACCGAAGTGTACGGTGGACACCCTTGCCGACCTTATCTCCTCCACCATGGACTTGATCTCGTCGCGCCTTTTGACGTAGAAGTCGAACCCGTTGCTGACCTGGACATCGTTGGGGAGGTTGTGGTCGCCGAACACGAACATGCCGCACAGGCGGTATATGCTGTTGTTTCCGGACATCCTCTCTTCGACCTTTGCCCTGCAGTAGGACATTATCTGGTCGTTCGTTATGACCGACTGCGATTCCAGGGACTCGAGGTCTATGGACTTCGACATCTTCGCCAAATCCACGACCTTGAGCTTGATGTCGATGTCGACTTGGTCCGAATTTATCTCGAGGTGGATGCTCTCGCCCTTGAACATCTCGTGGTAGAGGTGGAGTTTATCGCTGTAATATAGGCTGGATTTCGTGCTCATCAGCTGGCTTCCTCCTGGTCGTACAGGCTTTCCGGGACTATCGGTTCGGCATCCTCGACTATGAGTTTGACACCGTTTCCCTCGGCGTCCGAGAGCATCATCCTTATCGAGCCGACGACCTCCTCGGGGGAGTCTCCGACGACTATGGGGCTGTTCCCGTAGGAAGTCTCCCCGCCGACGTCATAGACCTCATGTAGCGCGTAGTAGTCGCGACTGCTGTTCCTGTGGAATATTATGCCGTATTTCCAAGTGCCCATTTTAACGCCCATCCTGTCAGTCTTTTGCCAAGAAGTTCGGGATCCTGTGCGCGAATGTTTTAAGATACTCTTGCGCGCCCTTGTTGTCAAACACTATCTCGAATCTTTCCTTCTGCTTTTTTATGGAGCAGGTGCAGTCGAGTGAGTTGAAGTAGTCGGCTATGATCTGCGTGCCTTCCTCGCCGAATTTCTGGGTCCTCAGGTACACCTTCCTCTTGCTCTTCCTGCCGGAGTCCACGTACCAAACCATCCAGGCTAGGTCGTTGAGCGACTCCAGTATCTCCTTCGTGATGATCTTCTTGCCGTCCTTGTAGAACTTCCTGTATATGGAGTTGAAGCACGGGTAGGCTATGGAATAGCACCTGTACGTGTTCTTGTCCTTCTTCACCGTGTTGCTGTCCATCTTGAACATGTCCTGGAGCTCGTTTATCTTGTAGGAAAGCCAGTTCAGGTCGCTGTCCCGCATGGCTAGGTAGCAGTTCCTGCCGTAGGTCGGGTTGACGATCGACGATCCTCCTATAATTGTTCCGTACAGTATTTGCGTCTGGAACGACTTGATCTCAGGGCTGTTTTCATAGGTCATGAAGGTATATATATTTTTCGCAATATTTATTCCGTTGGATTGCAACAAAAAGATCCACGAATCGTATCTATATCGGTTAAATTTCACCTTAATTCCAAGGAGGCTATTATGGGTGCTACTAGCGTAACGGGCGTAGGTCAAGGTTCCGCGAGCAAAGTTGGACCGGCAATAAAGAACATCACCATCAACGATCCATATATCATCATGTCCGGTAATTGTGACACTTCCGTTGATATAGGCAGTGGTAACTGGCAAGCGTTGATACAATTTCCAGAATTGCCACTCGGACCAGAACATTATTCTGTTTTCGTAATTCAATCCGATGATGGCAACGATGATGGTCGTGGGAATGGTTCGCCACACATCGAAAAGCTCGATTCAGAAGGCAACAACAAAGACGATGGTTTCGAGACTGGATTTGGTGGCTTCATACTTCATACAGCCGATGAAGATGAACGCACATTCATGTACATGGTCGTTAAAAACGGCATGAACGTAAGAAAGTAATTTGACCTTTAATTCCCAGCGTGGAGTTATCCACGCTGGGAATTCCCATATACGCAAGATAACTTAGTCTTTATGTTAAGCTAAGTTTATTGTGGTTGGTTTTTTTTACATACAAAAAGGAGATTATTATGGGAGCTACATCAACAGAAGGAAGGGGACAAGGTTCTGCGTCAAACATCAAGCCATTGGTTCTTAATGGTTCTGTGAAAACAGTGAACATTGAGCCAAACGCTGTGACCGCAGCGAAGCTCGATAACAACGCATTGTCAAAAGCGCCATTCGTTCTTGATATTGCGACAATAACTCTTGATTCTAGCAAAGCTGGAATTCCTTTGGTTTTCACTAGAGCAGCAGGTGTTGTCGTTACTCTTCCAGCAGCTACTGGAACTGGCGACATTTATAAGTTTTATGTCAACACCACTGTAACCAGCAACAGCTACAAGATTCAAGTAGCCAATGCAACGGACATTATTTCTGGTTTGGCTCTTGCCGATGATGGAGATGGCGAGCCAGCAAATGGTTGGGCAACTACTTCAAGTACTGATACCATTACAATGGATGGATCTACTCAAGGCGGCGTCAAAGGCGACAGTCTTGAGATAGTAGACATCGCTTCTGGTCAGTTCTGCGTAAAGGCATTCCTTACGAATAGCGGTACTGAAGCGACTCCTTTCAGCGCGGCAGTTTCTTAATTTCAATTAGGTCTGCGTCTTGGCTTCCGTCAAGACGCAGACCGTTTTTTTATGATTCAAAAAAAAGACAATGCAGCTTTTGATGCATTGTCTTTTTTTTGTCCATATGGTCTACATACCATAGAGGTGAAAAAATGGGAGCTTCAAGCGTTACTGGAATAGGGAATGGTTCTGCGCTCAAGGGAAACATGGAGATGTCCAAGGTCCCATTGAGCATAACGAACCTGGTCGGACCCAAAATAGCCGCTGCCGGAAAAGAATCCATGAGTGAGAGCGAAATTGCCGTCGAGTTTCCGGCGCCTTCGGGGAACATCAGGGAATATGCCGTGTTCCTCCAATCGAGCGACGCCGGAGGGGCTCACCTGTCCAGGGATCTCGGCATGGTCGATGGCTCGAACTGGGGGTTCTCCATCTTTTCCGCCAAAAAGTCCTCAGTCAGCTGGATGGTGGTGAAGCTAGGTCTGGCTTAATCGTCCTTGTCCTTGAACTTGAGATGCTTGTCGGACCATTCTATCGCCATGTGCAGACCCCTTGCCAGCAGACCAACCAGATGCGTCGGGTTTCCGTTGCCCTCTATCGATATGTTGTCCTTGCTGTTGTCTTCCATCCACACGAAGGCGAAGGTGAGGTTCTTCCTTTTCTTCAGTTCCTTCGAGATCTGCTTTATGGTTACCAGCGAAAGGTCCGGTATGCCGGAACTGTCGTATTTCGGCATCTTGCTCAGTTCGACGTATTTCCTTATCTTCGCCGAGAATATCTTTATTTGTTTTTCCTTCTGGTCATGGAAGACAAGCTGGTAAGCCGTCTTTTCCTGGTCGATGGGATGCGTCATCGGCATCATCTTGACTATGCTGTCGTTCGATATCTCGTCGACGAGAGCGGTCATGAACGCCACCGAATGCTCGGAGTCGCACGAGAACAAAACCCAGGTCGTAGGTTCTGATTCGCTCTGTATTACGGATAATCCGTCCAACCCGGAAATCTCGTCTATGAAAGACTGGAAATTGTTTTTCATCATACCTCCATGATTTTAGAGTCTCCTATTTCCCTGATCATTTTGATCAGGTGCTTGCACATCCCTTCGGACTTGCTCGCGTTCGCCACTCTTCCGATTCCTTTCGATTCATACTTTCTTCTTTTCCTCCCGTACAGGCTCTTGTCGACATGGTCGTAGAAGTTGAACCTCCAGTTGAAGTCTGGACATTCGCACCTGACCAGAATCTCGCTCGACCACAGGCTTATCCTCTCCAGAAGGTATTTGTTCATGTCGCTTGCCACCAACTCCACCGAGGTTCCGCTTTTCGACTTGAGGTACTTCACCCCCTTGAAAAGCACGCTTGCCTTGTACTCGTTCTGGTTTCCCATGTTCTTCGCCAGAGCCTTGACATACAGGGTTTTCATGCCCACGAACGGTATCCACCCCATTTCGGCTATCCTTATCATATCTGTGGAATTCTGTCTTTTTCCCGTTCCGGGAAATGCCTCAACTGTACTCTTATAAAGTTCGATTGCCGTAGATTCTTCAATTTTTACGAAATCATGAAACCCCATAACTTATTTATGTGTAAGGGTGCGTTGTATGAAAGAAAATTCTGGGGAAATGGAAATAAATAAACCGATTCCGGAAGGGAAGAAGCGGTTCGAGATGAGAATGCATCCCGGGAAGAACGGGAGCGTGAAGCAAGGCGTGTTCATAGACGGCGAGCTTCTCGACTGGTCCGTTGAGGTCGCAGACATATTCGAGGCTCGCAAGATGGGTCCGAAGTTCATGCAAAGCGTAAAGATGGACATAGTGAGGCATTTCCTTCAGTCCGTATCGGAATTTTTGAACAGGAAGATTTCGGTTGAAGAGTTGAACGAAGCGAAGAAAAACGGATACATTTGATCCAATCGGGATTGGCGGCTGCTTTTAGATGCTCCCGTAATAAAGGGGGGTGATTTCACTTCTGAGGAGTACCGAGCCGCCAAACCGGTTGCAGTTCTAGAAAAACCATCCAGACCTTAACTTTTTACCGAACAGCCTCGCCATCGCCGACTCGTTGGCGTCCTGTTCCTTGTGGCTGAACATTCTGAGGAATTTAGCGAAATGAAGGTGGTCAGCCGCCTTCTTCGAGAAGTGCTTCATGAAATAGTCCTTGGCTTCCGCGGGCTTGTCGAAACCGCTGAAATCCCCGTCGCTCCCGTCTCCAGCCTTCCCGTACACCACCGATTGCAGCCTGTCCAGGGCTTTCTGCGCCACCGGCTTCTTCTGGTGCTGCTCCTTTGCGTATGCCCCGAGAGCACCCATGTCCATGCTCGGCTTCGCTTCCTCATCGGGAACCTCGACTCCTCCTTCCTCCGATCCTTGTTCTGGCTGTTCCGGTTGCGGGGAAGCTGGCGTTTTCGAGTTCACGAGCATGGTTGAGAGTGATTCTATGTCGTTGCTCAAATTGTCCAGTTCCGTGCCTCCGAGATGCTGTGATAGCTGGTTGAGGTCCTTGACTGCCGCGTCTATGGACTTCAAGTCGTATTGGCGGTATTTGTCGGAGCTGGAGGATCTGTATCCGCTCTGGAAAGCGTCTCCCCACGAGCCCTCCCCTCCTCCGAAAGCCCTTTTAGCCATGGACCCGAGACCGCCCCAAATGCCGCTCAGCCCAGCCGAGATGCCCTCGCTCTCGTTCAGGTAGGATCCCTCGGATATGTACCAGTCGACGAACTTGGACGGGTCCACGCCAGATTCATGCAAAAGTTCGCAGAACTCGCGGATCCTGGTTTCCATCAGTCTTTTCCCGATATGGTTGACGGAACCCCATTCCGCGGAGCCGACGTCTGGTCCGGCGGAAGCCCTGGCTTTACTGTCCGCAGCCCTCCTTTGCGCCTCGGCTGCAGCCGGATCCAATGGCAGTCCAGGAGAGAATGGGGCGGGGCGAGCCGGTTGGGCTGGCTGGGCGACCTTGGGTTGCGCCACCTTGAGCTGAGCCTCGTACTGGTTGAGCTTTTGTATCAAGCCGCTGAGGGCGTCCTGTATGCCCTTGTCTCCGAGTATGCCTCCCCTGGAACCCCTCTTGAAGAGGTCCTCGAGCGACTTCTTCACCTTTACGCTCAGTCCGTGAATGCTCTGCTCTGGTCGGGTGGCTGTCTCTGCCGTCGCGGGATTCGGTTGCGGGTTGGGCTGAGGGGTCATGGCGGTTCTCGCGTTCTGTATTCCGGTCCCTATCGCCTGACCGGCTCTCTGAGCCATGCCCGCCACGGCTTGCCCTGCTTTCCTTAACCCAGCCCCCATGTTGTAGGCGAAACCAGCCTCGTTCAGGCTCATCTCGATTTCGAGCCAAGAGGATGATTCGGAGACGACGTCTTCGGAATTGATCCCGAACGTGAAAAGCCACTCGACGAAGTTTTCCGTGCATATGTCGTTGCGTTCCATGATGACGAAGCATTGCTCGGCAAGTTTCATGGTTCTGTCTCGTGAAGAGAAGTCTCTGTAGTTTATCATTGTCTTGTTCCCTTTATTTCGAATTCCCTGAGCCACAGCTGGTATATCAGCGTCTGTGGCGTTTTGCTTTCCTTATATATGAACGAAAGCGATCCTTTGGTGTCCTCGTCCCAAGATTTAAGCCAATTAATTGGACTGAAGTAGGATTGGTTGTTGAGGAACATGCTTTCGGAGCCCCTTATGGAACTGGTTATGCCTATCACCTTGTGGTTCTCCCTCGTGAAAAGCGGACCGCCGGAATCGCCGAATATGGTGTAGCAATTGCTTCTCATGAAGCCCTTGAGTTTCTGCGGCTGCCTGGTCTCGACGGAAGTTATCTGCCCGTCATCCATGCGGACGTCATCGCCCAGACCATATCCTATCTTGAACACGTTGGTGCCGAAGTAAACGTCTCCGTCCATGTCCATGTCCACGCACGGCATGGCGCGGTCGGAAAGGAATATGAGGACGGCCATGTCGCGGGAAGGGCTGACGCCGTACACCATGGCTTGATAAACCTGGAAGTCCTTGAGGCGAGACCATTTTTCGTAGGTCCCGACGCTTACGTTTACGGACGAGGACACGTTCTCGACGTTGTGCGATGCCGTGACGACGGCATTGAGGAACTTGTCGCCCATGTTTTTCGAAGGGTGTCTCCATGATTTGACTATGAAACCGCTCGCCACAGCCTGACCCGGGGTCTTTTTGCAGTCGTCGCAGTCACAGGATGATTTCTCGTAGCTTATCTTGACTGTCGGATACAAACTTTTATCGTGTAGTTTTTTGTCTGGCTGGGCACTAAATACCATGAAAGGCAGAAGGAACAACATAAGGCTTTTCATTTTTTATCCTTTGGAGGTATCATGGACAGGAGTTTCCTATACGGTATCATAGTGTTGCTGGCGCTTACCGACTCGATAATATATATACAAAAGACAGATCCAAGTTTGATAGCCAATTTGCTTCCCTTCAAGGAAGGCGAAGACGGCTGGAAATCCAATGATCCCGGCTGGGAAGCCAAGCCCGGGGACGAGAAGAAAGACAAGAAGCCAGAACAGGAGAAGCCGGCGCCGGACAAGAAGAACGAACTTCCCCCTTGGGAGGGAAAAACCGACGACAACGGCAACAAATGCCACCCGTTCAGGTTCTGGAAGAAGTCCAGGAACTGAGGCGAGTGAGGATTTTGAATCCAAAGCCCCCGGTCGGGGGCTTTTTTTTTGGTCTTGTTCTCTATTATGTCATGGAAAACTGCTACTTCTACATAGACGGCGATGATGACAACAAGCGCGTGCGCGTGATGTGTGTCGGGTGCCACGATAGCAAGCACAAGGTCGGATGGTTTTATGACGCGGAAAGGCAAGGATATGGTCCTTTCGATTACATTTGCAGCAAGTGTGAAAGGACGATACACTCGCAGCCGAAAGAGAAACATGAAAATAAACAAGTCGCTACTTAAGCCTTCGAGAGACAACGATTACCTTGTCGAGTGGATCATAGACGAGCTCCCGGAAGACTATCCTTCGCTCATATATGTCGATGCGTTCTGCGGCAACATCAACGTGTTGCTGCACAAGAAGAAGTCGAGGATAGAGGTCGTAAACGACACGGACGAAGGCATGACGCAGATATACAGGGCTATAAGGGACGAGAACAAGGATTTCTCGAAAAGGCTCAATTCGGTCAAGTGCAACAACGAGACCTTCCAGAAGTTCTTCGCGAACAAGGACAAGAAATACGAGGACTACCTCGAGAAAGCCATCAACGAGTTCGTGCTGAGGAAGCTCAGCAAGGGCGAGGAAAAGAAGATGTTCTCGAACAAGAAGATAGACTGGAAGAAGATAGCGAAGGAAATAATCCTGCTCAGGGGAAGGCTTCAGGAGACTTTCATCATGAACAAGGACCCGCTGGAGATCATCGGCAAGTTCAACCACTACGACGCTGTCATGTACTGCGACCTTCCGAAGAACCTCAAGGAGCAGCAGTACACGAAGATGTCCAGCATGCTTTCGAACTTCTGCGGCAAGGTTCTGGTAAGCTGTTCCGAGCACAAAATATACAAAACCTACTTCCAGGCATGGAACCTCAGGAGAAAAATGTTTCCAGGCATAAATAAGATGAAGCTGGAGTACATCTGGAAAAACTATTGAGGTAAACATGAAGTGCCAATTCGAAGACTGCGACAAGGAAGCCCGCAAATGCGTTCGAAAAGACAAAATAAGCAGCGGCTACACCAGGAAAAATGATTTCTGGCATTGCGGCGAACACAACGAGGACGAATTGAGTTCCATACTTGAGAGCGAACAGCTTTCCATGCAGATCAAAAACCCGTTCGTCGACGCCAAATGCCGATCCAAAATGAAGCCGAAGACCGATAGATAGGTCATGGACATGATATCTTTCAAAGACTGGATTTATGGTGAGGCTCTGGACACGGAACAGCCAGCCGGCATCGTTCCCGGATTGACCGGGGACAACACGGATATAGGAATCAGGAGCAAGAGCTCGACGGACCAGATGCCCGCGGTCAAAGAACCGGACATAGATCCGAACAAGATGTTCAAGCCCAAAGAAATTAAAAGCAAAAAATACTATTCAAAAAAAGGACGATAATGGTTTCTTTCTGCAAGCTTATGGAAAACATGGAAAGGAACTCAAGGGACGAGGAGGACAAGGCTGCATTGACCATAGAGAAGGGTCTTGAGGCTGACGGTGACTTCTGGGAGAAGTTCAAGGGGATGCTTCACAACACGTCTGGTCTTTCTTCCCTGCTCGGGGTTTCGGAAGACAAGATAGCGACCTGGCACAAGAAGATCCAGGAGGCGGAGGACCGAAACAACGCCAAAAAGAACAAGATAGAAGTAGGCAAGAACAAGAAAATAATCTGAAGGCGGAAAAATGTCACTTAAGAAATTCTCGGAATGGGCTAAAATCATGGAGGACTTGATTTCTGGACAAACTGTTCCAAGCAATCCAGTTCCCGGGGTTCCGCCGGTGAACGACAAGAACAACGCCGCCGTCAATGCCGCGCTAGATCAGCTGTACAAACTTCTCGGATCCGAGACTTCCCTTTGGAACGTGGCTATGGACAGCATCAACAAAGCCCACAGCAATGCGATGATATCGGCGCAGAAGGCAATTAGGTCGAGCCAGGCTAGACCGGGGATGGCAAGCGGGGGCGAAAATGGCGCAAACGTCCCGTTCCATGGCGGCGCGCCGCAAGGATAAACAAATGCAAAACGAGCATCCCAGAAAGACGAAAGAAAGAATTGAAATCGAAAAGAAGATAAAACAGTCTTTGTCCAGAAGCAAAAACACGCACACGTTTTCAATCAATTCAGAAAACATAAAAGCCATGACGCCCGGCTCGAAAAAAATAGTCCTTGGGAAGACAAGGAACAAGTTCAACAACCATCCCATAAGGATGGGTCAAATATTTGCGACATCGTACCAGGCTCCGCCTTTCAAGGAATTCAAGACCCCGGAATGGTTCGAATCAGACGGGCAGGAAGACATCGAAGTGTCAATCATAGTTCCATGCCACAAGAGCAGGGACTATGTCAGGAAGCAGATAGAGGGATGGCAGATCGATGACGGCATAAAAAAAGAGATAATATATGTCGATGACTGCTGTCCGCAAAAGTCTCACCTTGAGATAGTCAAGTCATGGAGCGCGAGGAAAGGAAACCTGAAAGAAAAAATAGGAAGGATAATTCTAGTGGGAGGAAGGAACGGCGGGTTTTCCAACGCCTGTAACCTTGGGGCTAAGTTTGCCAGTGGCAAATATCTCATCTTCCTCAACGCGGACACCATAGTCAAGGACGGATGGATAAAGCCAATGGAGGAATGCTTCAGGCAGATGGAAAACGTGGGTATAGTGGGAAACCTTCATCTGAGAGAGAACGAAGTCATAGACTCCTGTGGCTCAGAGTGGGACTGGAAAACCCTTTCCTTCCTCCACACGGGCAAGCACATATACCAAGGAAAAAAGATAGACAGAGCCTTCAACCTTCAGAATGCCCCAAAGGACATGCTCACGAGAAGGGAGGTGGAGATGGTGACCGGGGCGTGCTTCATGATAGAGAAAGAAACGTTCAAGGAGGTCGGAGGTTTCGACACAGCCTATGAGATCGGGTATTGGGAGGATGCCGACCTTTGCATGAAGATCAAGGCTCTTGGTCGGAAAATAGTATTCACTCCGGACTCCTCCATATACCATTCTGGAGGTCACAGCAACGCGGTAGCGAATTTCAACAAGAACAAAGCCATATTCCAGAACAAATGGGTAAGGTCGAACATACTTCGCGGCTACATCGACAACAAGCCGAAAGATGGAAACGAAATCAATTCGAATCCAGCCGATATAGCGGTCTACACCGCCATATCGAACATGACGAACAATTACGACAACCTCAAGGAGCAAAAGAGGCACGGAGACGGAGTCGAGTATGTCGCGTTCCTGGAAGAAAATGAAACCAGCAAAACCTGGGATTTCAGAAAGATGCACGATGAGTTCGCCGACCCAAACAGGAACGCCAAGATACACAAGATATTATCGCACAGGTTCTTCCCCGATAAAGAATACACCCTTTGGGTAGACGGTTCGGTAAAGATGGCTTTTCCTTTCAGCGTCAAGAGGCTGGTGGACATATACCTCCAGGATTGCGACATGGTCGTCTTCAAGCATCCGGAAAGAAACTGCATATACGAGGAAGCCAACGTGTGCATTCAGAGGAAGCTTGATGACGAAAGCACCATAAGGAAACAGATAAAAAGGTACACGAGTGAAGGATACCCATCCAATATAGGTCTTGCGGAATGCACCGTAATTCTGAGACGGCATTCGCCGAAAATCATAGATTTCAACGAGGCTTGGTGGGATGAGATAAAAAACGGATCTAAGAGAGACCAACTGAGCTTCAATTACGTGGCAAGGAAAACCATGACAAAGATAAAGTTTTTCCCCGGGCACGTCGGTTTCGAAAATTACTTGTTCCACAGGTTGAACCACAACAAAAAAAAGAAATCATGAATACGTTAGCAATAGGACCAGAGATGAACTCTCCGTCGTGGAACTGGGTCGGTTTCGACGCCTCAAGGTTTCTTTCAAAATATTACAACATATTGACTTTCCAAAAGAATGAGAAAATACCGAAATGCGATTGCGTCCTTCTCGTCAAGCATCCAGCGCAGGCTAGGGCATTCACGGATAAAAGAAAGGTGGTGTATTGCCCTATAGACCATTACCAGAGCATGGAAGATATAGTCAGAGACCGAGACCTCATATCGTCTTGCGGTCACATAGCGGTTCATTGCGAAAGGCTAATTCCGATAATGCTCCAGATCAACAAGAATGTCTCGTATATTGAGCACAACGGAAAATACACTCTGGAAAATCCTTCGGAATACAAGAAAGAGGGTTTTGTTCTTTGGGTCGGAGGATTCCAGTACGTGCCATATCTGGTGGATTTCATGAGCAAAAGACAAGCCGCATTCGAGTTGAGAATACTCAGCGACTCATCGAACCAAAGGGCTGTTTCTGAAGCAAATATTAGATCCAAGCATCTTGGTATCAAAATGAAGATATCCGAGGAGAAAAAAACAGTCAATGGGTTTAAGCTTTTCGATTGGTCCGAGAAGAATCAGTTCGAGATGATGTCAGAGTCAAAGGCAGCAATTGACGTCAAGTATGTCAAGCATTTCAGCCAAAAATTCAAGCCTCCAACAAAAGCCCAGAAATACGTCTCTTCGTCCATACCTTTCGCCACCAACAAGGAAAGCTACAGTTTCGAGTATTTCAGCAAAAGGGGCTTCACTTTGGCGGAACCCCACGACACCAAGAGGTGGTTTTCCGAAAGATATTGGGAAGAGACAAATCAATTTGCGAAAAATCTAAGGCAAAACATATCAATACAGAATGTCGGTCTCTCCTATAAAAGGATGATAGACGATTGCATATATGGGGGTTCATAAGTGGAAAACAGCCTTACGGTCATAATGCCAACATGCAACAGGTATGAGGTAGCCCTGCAAAACCTTAAAAACCTGCGGGAGCAAAAGTACGAAAACCTTCAAATAATAGTGTGCGACGACAGCGACTCAGCCTATTACAAGAAAGGGCGTGATGGATTCAAGAAAAGCCTGGTAGACCTCAAGGCTTCGTATATCTACTGCGCCAGGTTCGACCTTGACGGCAAAAAGGACTATGGTCTGGCAAGATGCAGGAACATGGGAATCATAGAGTCCAACACCGAACTGGTCGCATTCATGGACGACAGGATAACAACCGACAACCTCGACTCCCTCAAGAATCTATCATTTCCAGTAGCGAAAACCAAGGATAAGCTTTGGGCGTTCGGGGACAAGGGGGCGCAAAAAAAGTCGTTCGTGGAGAACTTCTCCGTAGTGAGGAGGTCGCACATCGCGAACGCCGGAATGTTCCTTGAGCGGATAGACAAGTATGGGGGCATGACAAGGGAGATATTCAACAGGTGCAAAAGTCAAGGGTTCAAGTTCTTGTATGTTCCAGAGGCGAAAGCCAAACAGGTATGCAAGAGCAGCGGGTGGGACTACAAACCGTCGCACATAGAGGAAATGAAAAACCTTCTGAGGAAGATATGGAGATGAAAATTTGAAAAAAGTATACATTGCCAACAAAAGCAAGCAGAAGCTGGGCGGGGGATTCGTCTTCATAGACAATCTGATTAAGGCTTCCAACAAAAACATTTCTTTCGTTTCCGACTGGAAATCCTGCAGCACGTACTTCATACCATCCGTAACCATGGCGGAAAGAGCCGAGGTTTCAGAAGCCAAGTCGGAAGGCAAGAAGATCGTCCTGCGCATCGACAACATGCCGAAGGACAGCAAGAACAGGGGAACTTCGTTCAGCAGGATGAAGGACTACGCGTCATGGGCTGATGTCATAGTGTTCCAAAGCCTCTGGGCTAGGGAATATGTCGGAGGTCATCTTGGATCTCGCGGGATCGACATAAGCAAATCGGTGGTCATATACAACGGGGTGGACACAAGGTTCTTCAACCACTCCGACAAACCAGAAAAAAGAGGGGAGACGTATTTGTTCACCACGTTCAACACAGATGAGAACAAGAGGTTCCCGGAGGCAGCCTACGACTTCCATGTAAGGCACATGTCCGCAGTATCCGAAAACAGACCGAAACCTTCCCTCAGAATCGTAGGCAACTTCGCCAAGGAGGTCGTGGCATACAACTTCGACTTTTTCAGCGGCGAAAAAATCTCCTACAAGCCGCCAGTCGAAAGCAGAAAGGAGATGGGAGAGATATACCGCTCATGCCAATATCTCTATTTCCCCGCTTTCGCGGACGCATCGCCGAACACAGTGGGAGAGGCTATAGCCTGCGGCTGCAAGGTGCTGTTGTCCAACGAGATAGGAGGAACAAGGGAAGTGATGGAGCAATTCTCGAAGAAAACAATATCCATAGAAGAAATGTCAGTTAAATACGAGGAGACATTCCGATGAAACTAATCACTTCTTGGGACGATGGTTGCCGCAAGGATTTAAGGTTGGCCAAGATGCTTTACGAAGAGGGCGTCGACGCCACATTCTACTGGCCGTGCGCCCTGGAAAAGTCAAAAAACCTGGACAGAGTAAAGCAGTTTCTTACCATGAACGACTGCAAGGAGATCGCCAACTTCTTCAATGTCGGCTCGCATGGTTACAACCACATGATACTGAAGCCAGGCGAGGAATCCAAGAAATACCCATTCGCCTGCTCCACCATGAGGCGAGTGAACTGGGAGATCGTAAGTTCAAGGATGTTTTGGCAGGACGCGACAGGTCAAGACGTCGATTCGTTCTCCTACCCGTCCGGCAAGTTCACTGGCGCGGTGAAAAAACTTGTCGAGAAAGCTGGGTACAAGAACGCCAGATCTACCGAAGTTGGATCTCTGGACGGCGGCTCGGACCCCTATGAAACCCCAACCACCGTGCATGTCGGTTTCGACAGGTCACAGTACGGCGATTTGCCATGGGAGAAATTCGCAGAAAAGATGGTCGAAAAGTCAAAGTCCATGCCTGACGCCGTATTCCACCTATTCGGACATTCCTGGGAGATCGACATATCCAATAGCTGGAATGATCTTAGGTCACTTCTTAAGACATTGAAAGCTCTATCTTCCGATTAGGCTCTTGTATATCCTCAGATATTCTTCAGCGCGCCACGACGAAGTCCTGTGCTTTATCGAATCCCTGGCGATCTCTCGCATTTTCAACCTTCGGCTTTCGTCCTCCATCAATTCGCTGAGAATTATTTTCAGGCTTTCCTTGTCCGATTTGTCAGCCTTGTTCAGGCAGATGTTGTGTCCGTTGTAGATGTCCGGGACATGACCGACCAACCTGCTCAATACCGGGGTCCCGCAAGCCATAGCCTCCAGCATAGGAAGAGTTCCAGCCTCGAATTGGTCTTTCGAATTGCAGACATGGATGGACGAATCGTAGTACGACTGCCTTACAGCTTGGTCGGAAACGCTGCTCTTGAAATTAAGTGTTGGATTACCCTCTTTTATTACGGTGCTCATGTAATTACCATCTGAGACCCTTCCGACCAAGTTGAATTTATAGCCAAGTTCTCGACAGGCGATCGCGACCTCCAGGACTCCCTTGTTTCCCTCTATCCTGTTGACCACCATGTTGACGCTCTTGTCGTTTGCGTATGAATTACCGAACTTGAAGAAATCCATGTCGATGCACAACGGCACCAGTCTCGAATTCGGAAGTTCGGATTTCTGGTAATTGTTGACGACAATCACCTCCTTGTAATCATTCCATTTTTCTTCATGGAGGTTGTAGGGATTGTGATGCGTCAAAATCTTTGGTTTAGTGTCCCACAGTTTTTTGTACAGCTCCTTGACCTTAGATCCAGATTTCCAATACTGGACGTCGATCAAGTCAGCCCAACCCCAACTCTTGCGGAGCATCGAAATCTCGGAAGCCGAAGGCTTTTTCGGGTGAAATGTCAGAATCTTGATGTCGCACTTTCCCTTGTTGTGGTTCATTATGTTTATCGCCAGAGAGGTTATCGCCGTATTCTCCGCTGGAACTATCTGCAATACTTTCATTTCGTTTTCCTTTTTTTTCTGTTGTTGCCGATTTTTTTGTTGATCTCGATTACGCCTTTAAGCAACTTGGGGTCGTATCCGAGCTTGTCGATGGAATACCTTCTCAGAGCCTCTATGTCCTTTGGCAGGCACTTTCCAGAGAAAGGCATGTCGTTGGCGCTGAAAACGGCGGTGTGCATGGGGTTGATCCTTGGGTCCATGAGCCAAAGTTCCCTGACGGAGTTGTAGTCTATCCCAGCCTTGACGCATATCTCGGCAATCTCGTAGCAGAAGAGTATTTTTGTGGCGTAGAAGCTGTTCTCCATATACTTCGCCATCTCTGCCGCGGAGGCTGTCGTCTGGACATATTTCTTGACCGGTCCGGCTACCATGGCGTAGAAGTCAACAGCCATCGATGTGTGCTCGCTCTTTCCCCCGAATATGAAGAACGGCATCTCCTTCACGTCCCTGTCCCAAAGGTAGGGCGACCAGTACCTTGATTCGCCGCAATACTCGGGGGAGAAAACTATCGGCTTTGAGGTTTCCAGAGACAGTCTGTCCGTGGTTCCTATTTCGACGGTGGACTTCAATATCACGAGAGGCGTGTCAATCCAGCTCACGACCTCGTCCACCATGGAGACATCGCAAGTTCCGTCTTCCTTGGATGGAGTCGGCACACAGATGAGGGAAAGGTCGCATCCGTTTATCTCGTCACGTCCCACGAAGTTCGCCAGCCCCTTGTCTTCATCCCTCACGGCGACATCGTTGACGAGGACTTCATAATGGTTTCCGAAGAACCTGTGCATCGCCCTTCCGACATAGCCATAGCCAACAATGCCAACTTTTTTCCTCATTTTCCACCTATGCCTTTAAGGAAGCCGTCAACGTAATCAGGGAGGTTCACCTTTGGCTCCCAGCGAAGCCTCGACTTGGAGAACGATATGTCAGCCAGAGTAGACTTAGCCTCGCCAGCCCTAGCAGGCAAGTATTCCATTCCGACAGGCTCGAACATGGCTGCGACCTCGTTGATGGAATAATTGTGGCTTCTTCCTAGGTTGAAAACCTCGCCGTTCCAGCGGGAATCACCCATCAGCATCAAACCGGAGCATATGTCGTCCACGTGCGTGAAGTCCCTGAGTTGCTCGCCATTGCCAGTTATTGTGAGTGGAACGTTTCGAATCTTCTGGTCCTCGAATATGCCGAGAACATTGGCGTTAGACCCGGTCCTGACGTGCCTTGGTCCGTAGACGTTGAAAAACCTCGCTATGGCTGCGGAAACCCCATAGACCTTGTTGTACATCCTGCAGTGTTCCTCGCCTATCCATTTCGAGTGAGAGTACGGGCTGGCGTGCGGGTCGAAATAGAATGACGAGGATCCGGCGTAAACCAGCCTGCACCTTTTAGCCACCGCGTAGTCGAGAACCCTGACAGTGCCCTGGCAGTTGGCGCTGATTGTCTCGTGTGGTCTGCCGAAGCTTGGCTGTATCCTGGCGAGGGCGGCTATGTGGTATATCAAATCCGGCTCGAAGTCTATGGACGACCATTCGCCGCGTATGTCGAATTCGACAAATTCCGCGGCTTTGTTTATGTTTTCCATTTTGCCGGTAGACAGGTTGTCCACCACGCACACCTTGTCGCCCCGCGCGACAAGCTTGTCGACCAGATTGCTCCCAACGAAGCCAGCACCGCCAGTTACAATAATTTTCATTTTTTTGCTCCCCATTAAATTAGTTTGAAGGCAACTATATATCTTGTCCAATCATGGAGAAAAAATGAAAAAGCAACTTACGACAGACGATGTTAGGAAAATCATACTTGACGTGGAAAACTACCTGTCCGACCTCAAAAAAAGGTGGGACGCTGAAAAACCGCAAACATCCGGATGGGTCAGCATTCCGAAGGACGTGATAGTCAAGGGCACCATGTTTCTGTTGAGCTCAACAGATGAAATGATACAGTTCGTTGAGGGGTTGATACCGGAAGGTAAAGACAAGAAGGAAACGGTCATGCTGGTCAGCGGAAAGCTGTTCGACTATATAATCATAGCGAACCTTCCTATGGTCATGAAACCTTTCTCCAGGATAGCCAAGAAAATAGTGGTGGATGTCATTGTCAGCCAAATGATTGATTTCATGGTTCAGAAATACAGGAGCGGATACTGGAAAATGGAGGCTAATGAAGAAGGAAAATCATAAATGCAACCTCCTACCCTTCAGGAGGAAGGAAGTTGTCTCCATACAGTCGTCCAAGCAGAAACACGGATGGGGAATAACGGCATTCAACCTGCCGGAGGCTTGGGGCGAAACCCAAGGCGAGGGCGTCAAAATAGCCGTGATAGACACCGGCGTCGACCTTGACCACCCGGACCTGAAGGAGAACCTTCTTCCGGGAATGAATTTCGTAAACAAGAAAAAGCCGCCACACGACGATGCGGGTCACGGAACGCATGTCGCCGGAATAATATGCGCCATGAACAACGAAATAGGAATGGTTGGGGTAGCCCCGAAATCCAAGGTAGTTCCGATAAAAGTACTGGATTCCAAGGGGTCAGGCGATCTCATCACGGTCTCGGAAGGAATCAGGTGGGCTGTCGAACAGGGAGTAGACTTCATAACCTTGAGCCTCGGGTCTCCGAATCCGGTCCAGCAAGTGAGGAAGGCGATACAACTGGCTGAATCCAAAGGTATAATAACCTTCTGCGCAGCCGGGAACGCAGGCAAGACAAGGCAGATATTCTATCCGGCAAACTATCCGGAAACGATAGGGATAGGATCGATAGACGAGGACATGGACAGGTCTAACTTCAGCTGCACGGGTCAAGACCTTGATTTCCTTGCTCCTGGAAATGAAATATTCAGCACCGTTCCCGAATCATGGTACGCGATACTCTCGGGAACATCCATGGCGAACCCATTTGCGGTGGGGGTGGCGGCGCTTCTTCTCTCATACAACAGGTCCAAGGGCAACAAGATAAAGCTCGAGTGTTCGGACGACTACAGGAAGGTCTTCAAGAAGAACACCATACCGGTGAGCAATCCAAAATTCGCAAAAGACAAGTTCTTCGAGGGTTTCGGGATCATCAATCCTTCGGATATTGACTCATGGCTCTCCGAATGATTATCTTCTTGCACCTGTCCGCGAGCTCGTAGTCCTCGGCAAATATGGCTTTGTCCATCTTTTGCACAATCTGGATTATGTCGAGCGAATCGAGGACATCGGGCGTCTTGCCGGTGTGCTTGAGAGAAGTCTGGCAAATCGAAAAAAATGATTTCGCGACCTCATTGAATTTATCATAGCACTTGGGGCAGCCGAATTTCTTCGTCCTCTGTATTTCCATGTAACATGTGCCGCAAAGTTCGCAGGTCAAAAAAAGGAGATCCTTGAATATAAAGAAATAAGGGCAATTCTGGCATATGTTGTGCGAGACTAAATCCTCGCCCTGAGAAAACGTGTACTGGAGATTCTTCGAGTTGCTGCAGGGCTGGTTCGACAGAGGGCAATTTTCCATGAATGACCTATTTCGAGTTTGATATCTTGTTATTATAACTCATGATGTCTTCCCGCGTAAGCTCATCTGCGTACTTAGCGAAGAAATACCTGCTGAAAGTCTCGAATTCCGAGGCAAAAGACTTTCTGACGGAAACAATCTTCTCCAGATACGCGTTGACCTCGGATTTGACGGCTGGTCTGGAGTCGGAAGAACCGACAAGCTTGTGGTTCGGGCTTTCGAACTTCTTCAGTTCCTCGACCCAGAATTCCTCTATCTTCATCAGGGAACTAAGAGTCCTGTTGCCGACGACGAAGCAGAAAACGTCCTTGTCATGCTGGTCGAGTTCCGACCAAGGCGTCTCCACGCCATCAGACTTCCTCTTGAGGATTATCTTCTCCCAGGTCTTGTGCGAAAAAACGCCAATCGCCATTTTCTTCGATTGCTCCACCTTGCTTTCGTAGTCGGCAACGGTCGGAGAATACTGCCGATGCTCTCCAGCCAAGAGGGCAAACAAGAAAATAAAGCCAAATATGCGAATCATATGGTGCCACCCTTGATCTTGATCCTGAAACCGTCGTTCTCCATCGGGGCGACGCCCGCGACGACCACTCTTCTCACCCATACTGCGAAAAACTCCCCAGCCTTGAACTCGCCCACGTTTATCGGCGACGAGGAGGAAGTCGGAAGGAATGATATGTTGGCTGGAAGCGTCGTCTCGCTGCTTATCTCCTCGGCAACCTTCAGTTTGGGGGCTCCCTTGAAAACATCGATGACGGACAGCGAACTCCCGACATCGAGAAACGACTGGGAAAGGCTCACGAGATTCATGGACTCGTAGTATCTTTTGCCGGAGGCGGCTCCTCCAAACAAGACATTGAACTGCGCCGTCGTCCCATAGTACGAGGCATTGACCGTTACCGTCTCCAATCCCGGTACCGATCTTATCGCGGTCTGGAAATTGGAAGCCCAGACAGATATGTTCGAATCCATGACCACGGTGAAATTGACATCGGAATCCGTGAAGAAGTCGTAATGGCTCAGGGTGAAAGAGCCGCTGGACACGGACGTGGCTTTCGTGACGTAAATGTCCTGCCTTTCGTCCAATGACTCCACACCTATGGTGATATCAGCCCCCAACTCAGTCTGGCTCTCTATGTAGACCAAGGAATCGTACAGGGAAGAATCCCCACTTATGTTGTTGAAGTACACGCACCTGTAGTCCACGTTGCCCGCAGCCGCCTGCGCTGAAGTAACAAGGTCGAAAATCCTGGTGCTGGTCAGTGGAATGTTCGATATATCGCCTCCGAGGCTAGCGTCCGGGTCGTTGTTGCCGACGCCGCCGGAGTAAAACAGTTTTATGTCGCCATCAGATAGAGCCATGTTCCCTCTTAATTATGTAACGAACGTTCCTAGTAGAGTATCCGGTCATGGAGGATATCTCGCGAATTCCCCACCCAAGCCTAGAAAGGCTCCTTACCTTCTCGTGGTGGACTCCCTTCCTGTTCGGATTGATGCTGTTAGCCCTTAGAATCCTATATACGTCCGTTTCTGATTTGCCATAGTTCGCCCCTATGTCGGACACGGAGACGCCGCCGCCATTCAGATACATGTGTATTATTTCTGAGTCGACATTGTTATTTTCAAAAAATTGGGTGAAACCTTTCATAAATTATATATTGAACTGGCTTTACGAATTACCTTATAATTTGAAGTAACAGGACCGATGATGGAAAATTGTTCTCGTAGAATCAAGTGGTATGAATCAAAGAGAAGAAATTTGAACATACTTCAAATATACAAGAAAGGTCTGGAGTTCTCGTTCGTTTCCGACGAATACGAGCAATGCCACGAATTTTTGTTCTGCAAGGATTTCCTCCAGACCATAATTTTCTCCAACATACGCAACAAGCCGATAAACATATTCAACTTCATGTACCACCCGGAAAAGAATCCGAGGATACACACGGATGAGCTCCGCATCCTTTTCAGGAGCAACAACGACGCTAACTTCGACCGAAACCTAGAGAACTCCATCCTGTTCATCAACGAGATAGAGAAAATGTTGGGGATGAGAAAGAGCAAGACCAGAAAGTGCGAAAACGGTTGCTGGATGGTCAAGGGTTCAAAAAGGTGGCTGAAAGCCCCGCCGATGATATCCCTGTTCGTTCTCCTCGTAAGGGTGGGGATGACGCACAAGCCAGAAAACTCGTTCCAAAAGACCGTGAACGACATCATATCCGAAAGGACAAAGCCGTACCAGAACAAGGACTCCACGCTCCTCAGGGACTCGTTCCTCGGCATGGAAAAGATCATCAAGATGGGCGACGGGAAGATATTCTACAAAAAGATGGAAAAGAACTACCCAAATCTGACCGCAGACTGCATCCATAATGATACGGGCATACTGTCATATACTAACGAAATTAGAAAGAAAATAGCTGGTTCAAGTGTGGTTGTACCAAGGTGGCACCTTTTCTAGGAGGTCTCATGTTCTCTTTCGGTTCAGACCCAGAAGTATTTGTTTCCAACAATGGCAATCTAAGGAGCGCCATACGGTTGCTTCCAAGCAAAGAAAAAAGAAAAACCATGAATGGGGCATCCGTGTACTACGACAACGTTCTTGCGGAAATGCAGGTCAAGCCAAGCTACAGCAAGATAGATGCCGTCGACAACTTCAGGGACGCCATAGACCTACTCAACGAGGAGTTGCGCGAATACGAGATAAAGGTCGAGTCGTCCAACTGGTTCCCGGACAGCGAACTCACCGAAAGGGAGGCAAGGATAGCCGGCTGCAACCCGGAGTACTGCGCGTACACCCTCGAGCAAGTCCTTCCTCCCCAAGAGATCATAGAGACAACCGGATTCAGGACAGCTGGGGGTCACATCCATATCGGCGAAAACGAACTTCTCAACGATGGCATGGAGATGCTCAACGTAATAAGGATGATGGACTTGTTCATAGGTCTTCCCTCAGTCCTCCTGGACCATGACGCCACACAGGTATTCCGCAGGAACGTGTACGGTCACGCGGGAAGCCACAGGATTCCCGAACACGGATTGGAGTACAGATGCCTAGGGAATTTCTGGGTCAAAAGCCCTAAACTTCTCGAATTGGTTTACGACCTTACGAAGTTCACCATAGGTTTCGTGGAGGATGGCGGTCACAAGAAGTTCTGGTCGGTGGACGACTCACTCCTCGACAACGACGATGTCTCGAAGGCTCACTCCTGTTTCGGGTACGATATAGACCTTCTTCGGCAATGCATAAACTCCTGCGACCGCAAAAAGGCGAGCAACTTCATGCACATAGTCGAAGGACACCTGCCGCACAATCTGATATCACAGATATATGAGATGCAGGACAAGAAATTCGACTTCTACAAGGAGTGGAACATCAAATGTTCAGTTTCCTGAAAAGAAAAAATCCAAAAAAAGAAAAGACGATAGTCATATTCCCGGGAAGGGATCAAGATCCGGAAGAACTCATGAGCCTCTATCGAGACAACAAGAGAATAGAACAATCATTCAACTTGATAGTGATGAGTCCAGAAACCGAGTGGTATCCCAAGCCGAACGGACTTCTGAAGCAGTCCGAAGCCGTGTCCGGCATATGCAGGTCGGTGAAAAACATCAACGAATTCGTGAACAGGCTGTCGTCAGACGAAAACGTCGACCCGCTCAAGACGATACTTTCGGGATATTCAGCCGGAGGGGTGATGGCGCTGGAGGTATCCATGTCGAACCGGTTCATGGCTGCCGTGTGCCACAGCGGATGCATCCTAGACGTTTCGAGAGTCAAGAAAAATCAACACAAGACCCCATGCCTTATGATCCACGCGCGGGACGACAACACGTTCGGCTACGGGGAGAGGTTCATGCCGACCAAAAACGCCCTTCTCAGTGAAGGTCATTTGATCACCACGATAGAGAAGCAAAATGGCGGTCACTCGATAACCGCGGTAGACGTGGAATACGCGGCTTCATTCCTTTGCGGTCTGTGA